AGTAATGAAGTGTTTTCATTAATGTAAGCTATTTGCTGCCATTCTGATTCTTGTGCGTTTTCAGTTTCAGAAGTAAAAATTTTAATTTGTACTGTTGGTATTTCAGAACCAGGTAGATTATTTATTGCATGCTTGTAGCCAATAATATCGGCTCTGCTTGTTGTATCAACAAATCTATATAAAAAACTAGACTGGGAATCTGGACCTAGAATCCAATATGGAGATGCATCATCAAGATTAAAAAGATAATATCCATTTTGGATCTCATCATAATTAAAGAAACCATACTGTCCGTGAATCTTGGTCTAATTTAATTTCCCCATAATTAGTCACCTTTACGGAGCCATCTATGGTTGGAGTAGCGTCCTCCAAGATTTCAGTTCCTACAAATGTAAAATCGCCAAGTTCATTGAGGCCATTAGGAGATCTAAATGTAGAATAATTTGTGTAGAACCTATTTGAGTAGATGTCAAATACATTGGAAGTCCAGGTAGATGCACTTATATTAAAATCATTTTTATTTAATGCTAAAAAATAAGTTTTCATCTACCTGTCCTGAATTAAATGGTATCAAGCCATATTGAGTATTCTGAAGTAACTCCATTATTTGGGTGAACAAACATCAAATGCTGAGATGGTCTACTCATAGAATTAAAATATTCTTGGGCATAGGTGTTGGTGCTTTCTGGAGAACCCGAAATTCTCAATGTTGATGTACCAATAGTCATTTTTGCCTGCTGGTGGTAATGACCCATGAATACATCTTCAAATTCCTCAGGGATAGCCCCGTCTTTCCACCCCATCACCTTTCTATAGTAAGCGGTAACTGTGTTAGGTGACGGCATTTGGTCTCCATGAATTAAAAGGCTTCCATATGAACCGATTCTATCCACTGCATACCAGTGTCTTTCGCCTCTTCCATCTGGAATATTAAAGGTTATTCTTGGCTCATTTCTAAATATAAGACTTACAATTCTATAGAGAAGTCTATCCATATTTGATTCTGGGTCGTACATCTTTCTATTTCTTCCACCAACAGAGCCATGGTTTCCTATAACTCCAGTAACATTTACTTTGCTAAAATTCTGTAGTGCTGTAGTAAGGAACTTAGAAAGAACTTCTGGTCCATTGATTCCAACCTGTCTATATAAACCAGAATCAAGTAAGTGGCTTTGACCAGGGAATATCTCTTCTCCCTCTACAATGTCTCCTAAGAGCCAAACATGAAGAGTGTCAACTGGATGATCTGCTCTCTGCATTTCAACGATCTTAAGCATCTTTTCTGTATAGAGCTCTATTCTTTGTGCTAGTACTTCTGAGTCATAATCCGGTGTCAGCTTGCCCAACTGCCAGTCTGCAAAGACTGCTACAGCTACTTCTGCGTCACCTTGACCACTTCTTTTAAGTTCCTTTTTTTCTGGAACAGTTATATTTACATTTGCGAATGCGTCATAAGCTGCTGCGTAGATCGCGTTTACAGTTTCATTTCTTACATTCTTGTGCTTATCAGCTAATCTTGCTAGTCTTTTGTTCTCTGATCTTAAAAAATCAATTGTAGAATCAGTTATATTTCTTTCTGGATGAGCTATTCTAGCTAATTCAATATTGGATTCATTTGACTGTTGATTGTCTATTTCTTCTTCTTCTATTTCATCAAAAGTATTATAAAATGAATCTTGTCCAGTAGAAAAATACATTGAAGCTTGATCTTCAGAAACTTCTTTTGCAAAAAGGTTGTCTGCCATTACTGAGCCTGGGATGTCTTCATCTCCCTCAACAAGCCCTCTGGCGTGTTTCATATTTTTTGCTTTGACTATGTGAGTTTTAGTGACAAGAAAAAGCTTGTCTGACATGTGTACCACTCTTTCGGTTCTAATATCCTGTAGAAGACATTATAACAGAAAAAACGGACACAGTGCCAGCTATCATGTATTCTCTTTCAGAATTTAGGGTGAATATTCCCTTGGGGATTTCTTGCCCTCTTGCTGTCACGCTAAGAACATTTACAGATTTTATAAAGTCTGAAGAAGCTCTTATCTGAGATTCAATGTCGGCATAGGAAAGTGTACCACCAATAGTGAACGAGTTCAAGTATCTTCTCAAAAAGATTGAAGCCTGGTTTTCAAGAGCAGAAACTGCCGCACTAGACAAGCCCTGAGGCAGCACTATATTAACAGCTAGGCTGATAGGCACTCTTTCTGCAATTCTTATATTTAATTTAATGCCTACAGGCTTTCTTGGGGAAAGATTATCTAACACGTTTTGAACAAATGAAGGACTAATCGTTTGAGTTTCTGGGACTACAATAACATCACAGGAACCCATTCCATATGATGACTCACGTATACGTACGTCTCTGACCCCAGGAAGGGCAAGAGCGTTTAGTCTCAATGATTCAGCGGTGCCGTATGACTTTTCTTTAATAGAAAAGCTTATTCTTCTCCTGTAGGAGTCATCACTTTCCATACCTGGCATAGCAAATATCTCTTTTGTATTTGTGCAAAATATGATAGATCCCTCTACGGAAGTAAAGTTATGCTTAGTAAGAGTATTTTTTGCTGCAGTAAAATCTTGCCCAGTAAAAGAAGCAGCTATTCTTCCATAAGCTCTGGTTGTGCCAGCAATAATTGTTACTGAATCTTGAAGTTTATATTGGTACTGTTTGGAAGAAAATTCTGTAACATCATTATAAACTAATGTATCTTTTGGTATGACTATATCGCTAGATGATGGAGAAGAAATAAAGAATTCTATATTATAGCTCATTCTATCTTGTTCTATTTCTGGAGAAACAATTTTTCTTCTTACCCCATACAATTCACCTATAAGGTCCAGTGATCTACCAGAAGCTGTGGATATAGATGTCTGATTGACACTAAACTTTAACGCCTCATATAAATCACCCATTTCTACTGCTACCGCTTCAGCAAAGGCTCTAGCTATTGAGCCAGGATATGTTGCAGTAATGCCAGCATTTTTCTCTAGTGACAGAAGCATCTTCCCTAGAATCTCTGTTTTACTTTTGCTGTATACGATTGGCATTTTTGCTCCTGTTTATATATCTTGAGTTATGGATAGGGTAATTGGCTCTAAAGAGTTGTCTTCAATATGCACATCAAATCTTATTGCTGTTGCAGATACTGGAACTGCGTCTATTGATATAGATCTTCCTTTAAATATTCCACCTTTAGTTTCATTTTCTAAAGCTTCTCTAATAATTCTTTTGCCTATTTCACCTGTAGTTTTACTTTGTGGCATTCCTTTGAGAAGGGACAAGTCACAACCTAATCTTGGGTAAATTGTAAAATCATTTGGTTCAGTCATCAACCTTAAATAGATTTGCTGGGTATCTTTTTGAGCCCTATTTTGGACCATAGCTATATCTTTATTGCCAGATAATTTAATGTCTCCATCGTATCCAAAATAAAAATCGCTCATTATTTTTCCAAACCGTCTGTTATCCATGGAAAGTTTTCTAGATTTCCTGACTTATTTAACTCACTATTTGAAACTTTATCTAAAGCGTCTTGGAATGTATATCCATTTGACATGAAATCGACAAGTAATTCAACTTCTGATTCAGTGTGCGTTTTAGCATACGTGTCAATTAAAGTTTTTTGCTCTAGAGTAAGTTTATTTGGGTCAGATACCAGTGGAGTATCCTTTCCTAAATTTAAACCTAAACCATATTCACCCATAATAGTAATAGGGCTTTGCTCTTGGTTCTGTGTAAATTGCTCCAAATTATTCAAATAATAACCTGATCTATAATAAGCTGGATTATTTAAGAAATCATTAGTTTTTAAAAGAGCTGGCTCATTATACACGTCAGAAGCTGGATTAAATGATTTGTCATTCCATCTTAAACCGTCATCATCTCTACAAAAGAACTTAATAGAATCTGCTACAATCGCAACACTTCTTGTATTTGGATTTAAAATAAGTCCAACACCAGGAGCTGCAAATATTTCTATTTCACCCGAGTCGGCTATTCTTATGAAACCCTTGTGGTCTGGATGAGTAATACCAACTTCTCTATTTGAAAATTCTTTTCTTCTCTTTAATTCTGCTCCCTCATTAAAGACATTAGATTTTCTTGACTCTTCTTCATTATTAATCATAATTACACCATAAACTTTGGGATACCGGTATCTACCGTTGTATTTCGAGTATTTTTATATGAACGTGGTTCGTTGAAGTACATTATAATATATGGATCGTCTTCGTGCTCATCTCTAAAACCCACGAGGCATCGTGTGCCTGGTGATGGGGCTACTGATTGTATGCCATAGATAAACGGGCAAGGGACATTGGGTATCATGTTCCCGAATATTACTTGAGAACTTTTCGTCAACCATTACAGTAGCTGTATTTTGAGCTGAATTATAACTCATTATTGTTCCAGGTCTATTTTTTACCTGCCTAAATTTTGAGTCATCAATTTGATCAGTTATTTTTTTATCAAATTTTGGATAGTTAATTGCCATAATTACCTTCTGTAAAATTAAACGTTTTCTTCATAATATTCACCATTCATCCAATCTTCAATATATGGATATGGTTTATTATTTTTGAATTTTGTTCTAATCCAACTTTTTAAAGTTTCTATTTTTTTACCACTATTAGTATATGCGGAGGAAATAGTAGAAAATTTTACCTTGTTAATAAATCCATATGTTCCTTTATAGTCTCCCCATGGACCAAATATATAATTATCAAATTGAGTATTGTTTTTTAATCTTTTAGAAAATTCTACTTCTCCAGCTCCCGTAACGCCTACCATGTAAGCTTGGTTGTATGGTATAAAAATTCTTTGATCAACCGTACTTCTAGAAGCTGTATTTTTTACTTTATCTTCTAAGTCAGACTGAGATAAACCTTCTTCTGTAGCGTAAGCTAATTTAAGGCCGAGCACGTTTTGGTCACTTGGATACTTTAAGAAAAATGTTTTTTTACCGTTTGCTGCTGGAAGTAAATTTATTTGGAACAAACCGAAAGAAAAATCTTTAGTAACCCTATTAGGGTTTAATGCATACGGGCTAAATCTAGATTCTCTTTCTGCGATCCCTACAAAGATGGCTGCGACTTCATAACTATATAGGCCAGTTGTCACTAGCATGTTTAGAATTTCATCAGGAGATAATGTTTCATTTGGCTTATTATAATAGTTTGTTTTAAATTTATCAAAATTTAACTCCGAACCACCACCTGAACCACCAAAAGAAATTTGCCCTAGTGTTTCAGCCATCGCTGGAGTTAAAAAAGATCCTGCTCTTTGCGCACTAAAACTTATATGGATGTGGTTTCTATGGCTACTATCGCATCCAAAGTTTATATACGGAGAAAGAGCTTTGTATTTAACTCTAACAGCTGAGTTTGAATCCTCTAAACCTTTCTCCAAAACACCTAATTCACTTGCAAGCTGATCATGGACTATGATTAAATCTGGATGTAGCTCTCTTGGAAGTTTTTGAAGATTAGATAAAAAAATGTCTAGTCCTCTTCTATAGGAATCAAGATTTGTTACAAGATTTATTGGTGGGTTTATTCCATCTCCGACCATATCAATGTCAAAACCTCTTCCAAAGGAGTGATCGGAAACACCATTATTTTCTGCGGTTAGAGCTCCAAAGTTTGATGAAACAATAGTTCTATGTGTTCCTTGACCACCAGAAATATATGATGTGTTTGTTAATTCCAAAAGAAGTTGTATAAGAGCTGCTGAGACATAGCATGTTTTTGTTCCGTGAACCTATATACTCTTTTGGTATCGGAATCCCAGAACCGTCTCCGCCACCATAAAAAGTTCCACCTTGATATATCTCAAAACCCAATTTAGTTAAATCTTGATTTGTTCCACTAGGTAAAGTATTTTGATTAAAATTAATAGAAAAAGTTGATATACTACCTTTAAAATTACTTTTTTTATTTAATTCTGATGTTTTAGTTTGATATATTTCTTTTTCTTTGTCTGTTAAATTTTCTTCAAGTGCTATTTGTCTAGAACCACCATTATAGGATTCTGCATTTTGCGCGGGGCTATATCCGGTTGTGCTATGGCTATAGCTGCCACCATAATCATTACCAACTGAGCCGCTACCATCTGTGTTTAAAGTTGTAGAATTAACAACAGTTGCGTTCATCGCTCTCAAAGTTGCTTCAAATCCACTTGGAGCAACGCCAGTTGACATAATGGACTGTTTCATTATTTCAGATCTAGCTGCAGCTCCAGTTAAATATTTACTATTAGTTGGATCGTCTGGGTCAGCTATTTTTATTTCATCATCTATATCTGCTTGTGCTGCCAATATACCGTGTAGTGCTGATTGGGTTGACTGTGCGTATGCTGCCGTAGCAAAAGCTGGATTTCTGAAAAGTCCATCTCCTTGTAAAATTTTTGCTGGATCAGCACTTCTTAAAGTTCTATCCTGCATCGGCAATCTTGACATTGTTGTATTCTTAACAACAACTTCACCATTTGGATAAAACTGTGAACCTACCTTATCAACAATGCTTTGGGTGCTTGAAAAATCAGATGAATCTAGTTCAAAATCAGACATATTATTCTACTTCTCTTGGTATTGGTGTTACATCTTCTACTGAATAAAGCGCAGGTCCTTTAATTGCTAAAAGCCCCTTAGTGTAAACTTGAGCTAATCCTGTAGTTACAAGTTCCCAGTTAAGCGTTATAGGACTTCCATCATTATAGTACTCATTCCATTCGGCCATTGGCCATTCTGCTGCTTTTTCGTATACCCTATAAAGAATAAGAATCGATATTGCAGCGTCAAATGCTTTCTTTTCTAGGTTAGTTAGTCCGTTTAGTGCGTCAGTTTCACCCAATGATTCAAAATGAATATATCCGTTTTCTGGAACTGAACTATATATTGGAGGGGACATTGTGTAAACGGCTTGCTCATCTACAATTGCGTCATAAAGTGTATCAAATCTTGTGTAAACAACAGATTGTGGACTTATGGATTCTTTTACTTTTTCCTTTATATACGCAATTGAGTTCGATGTAGATTCTGGAATTCCTAAAAATATTCCTCTAACCTTTAGATAAATTGAATTATATATATCTTTGTCAGTTCTATAGAAAACACTTGCCATATAACGATCATCCCAATTTTGGGTTTTTGATTCATACGCAGCTAAATAATTTTCTGGGTTGTTGTATGCTGCTCCTGCTTCAAAATCATCAGCTGTTAAAATCATGGCAGGATTATTAGGACTTATTCTTAAGACAAATAACTTTCCTTCAAGAGCTTGCTTAGTATAATGAAGTGCTTTTGATGCTGGAGAGTTTGGGTTGATAATTGCAGTGTCAGAAGTAACGTTATTCTTAGCAAGTTCTGCTGTGTTTATTCCCTCAAATCTAACATCATATTCTTTGTTTGTTAGCACATCGTATGCCTTTATGGTGTCACCGTCTTTGACATGCGTTACTTTAACAATTGCTTTAAAGAATTCATTTAACCCTGTTTTTTCTGGACCAAGACCAGAATACTTTAATATCTCTGATTGTACTATTGCATTTTCCAAACTTATGTGTCTAACTAACGCACTTATTTCTTTTTCTTTCCAACCAAAACTACTTAGTAGATCATCACTTCTGACAAATGCGTGTCCATCTGCTGTTTTAACTTTTGATCTAACACCAAGAATACCTGGTAATAGTCTCTTTGAATGGTATTTGCCAACAACCATTCCTTGGAAATTGGACAACCCTGCGTCCATTGGTTGACCATTTTTTGACAAATATTGTATATAACATCCGTGTTGATCCAACACATTGTTTCTAACCCATTTCCAAGCACTCCAGGCTGCATCTGTTAAACCAGCACCAACTGCTGCAACTGCGCCAGCAGCAAGAGCTCCTGTTCCGCCTGTAGCTACAAATGTGGCTGCAGTAGCTGTGGCAGTTATTGCTGGCATTACTAGGCCTGCAAAAATAGCTGCTCCTGCACTACCATCAGTTTTGCCTGTATTATTCTTTATTAATTGTTTAACTTTTTCATTTGTGTCAGGGAGAGAGTCTGCCAATTGATTTGCTTGTATGTCTCTAAGCAAAGCTGTATGGCCATGTGTATATTGCATGCCGCCCATCATTTGATCTTTTAGCATGTCCCCTAAATTATCTATTGACACATCACCATTAATAGTGAGTCTACTGTTATTGGACTTATTCAGTAGCAAAAGCTTTGCATCATTTCTTAGATTCATCATGCTGAAGTGTGCGGCGCACCAAGAGGACATAAACCATCTTGCTGGGTCATTTACGCTTACAAATGCATTAGGAGTTATACTTGTTATAAAACCTGTTTCTGGGGTGAAGTGGTGCACTACTTGTTCTACTTCGAATATTCCATACATTCTTTCATAAACGTCAGCTAAGTAAACTAAGTCGTGTGGTCTAATGTCTGCGTTTCCTACAACAATTATTTCTCCACCATATATATCTTTTAAAGATTCTTTCAAATATGCTAAGGCGACTCTTCTTGCTGTCAGTTCATCCGGTTCACCTTGAGCATGTTTTGCAATTCCTCTTGCTGTTTCAAGAGGGTGGAAAATTGGATGAAGTATACCGAAGACTCCTTCACCTTTTGCGTTATCAAAGTAAAGCCCAGTTTCAACTGTTTTTTCAACTTGCTTTTCAGCTGGAGCAGATTTGTCTAACGATACTGTTACTGGATATTTGCCATCAGAAACCGCAGTAATTTGAGTTGCTACCTTACCATTTTCCTTAATATTATTGGACAAGATGTGAGTGAATGAGCTTAGATAGTGCATTCTTTGGAACGGCTCTCTGATCTCAACTACTGGTTCACCATATTCTCTTGTAAATGGATTATCTACAGCTCTTAACAAAGTCCCAGGTCTACCAAGAGAATAGTAGATTGAATCGTTATAAGCCTTATTTAAAATATTTGCTTGTTTAGTAAAGTTTTCTAGCTCTTGTAGTCCATAACCCATTTGAGCCATAGACATTCTAAACATATTAAGAAGATTTCCAAGAGCCGCATCAAATGCTGTAAATATAGGACCAATATTTCTGTCCCAAAAACCAATTGCATCTTCGCCAATTCCAGTAACCCAGTTGCTAGCGTTGTTGCCCTCTTTTGCGTTTTTTTGTAGAAGCTTAATAAATGCTTGACTGTTTGATGCGTACTGAGCGTTATAGTCTATGAAGGCATGGAACATTTTGTCTACTGATCTAAAACTCCATTGATCATTTTCATTACCAAAAATGTCTAAAGCCGCTACAGTTGCTCCAAATGGAATAGACACTGCTGTGGCAGCAACAGTGGCAGCTGTCCCCCAGCCAGTTGCACTATAACGCTTTTTATCTGGTCTTAGTACAAGCCATGCTCTTGCATAAGGGTCTGACCACATCTTTTGTCTGAAAATACCTACTAACAACAAGAATAATTGTTTTGGACTTTCAACACTTTCTAGTAAAAGTTTAGCTTTTTCTTCTGAACTAGAAGTTGATTTTATTTTTCCTAACTTTTCTTGGATTCTTTCGTATATACTTTGGCCATCTGTTCCAGGTTCAGATATGTCTTTACCAGTTGGGTCCTGTTCTGGGTTTGTTGGCTGTGCATAGTCGTATGTTTCAAAATGATTACGCACCAGTTCTCTGATGCTTGTTGCTTTGTTTATTATTAATGCGTTGTAGGCATCAAGTATGCCTTTGTCTTTATTGATTAAAGGCTTGCTATTTTCGTCTACTCCATCATAGCCACCATCTATATATTCATCCACTGCTATATCTATAGCTGATTGCTTTGCAGCTGTTTGAGCGCTGACAGAACTAATCCAGTCTGCGCCAAGTAAAGTTGTAAATTCAGAACTTCTTGTATCTGCTCCAAATTCTTCTAGTGCAAAATCAGTTTTCCAAGTTAATAAGCTAAATATTGGATCAGTAGAAACCTTATCATCATCTGGATCAAGATTATAAACTTGTTGAAATATATTTTTTACTGAATCATAAGTATGATATCCATATCTAAATTGATCCCAAATTTGCTGTGCTTCGGCAACTCTTCTTCCATTTCCAGCGATAACCTTAACTGTACTATCGAACTTTTCATCATAAAACCCTCTTGCTGTTACAGAAACGGCATCCAGTGGATCATAAACTGCTGCAAACTTTTCGTTCTTTTTTCCTTCTCTATCTTTTTTAATTTCGTCAAAAAGATTATCTTGCGATAATTCACCTAGTTCATTGCTAATAATCTTGTCATAATACTCAAGATAATTGCCACCTTGACTCCATTCTTTTGTCCAATCAGCTGCAGTTTTTAATGCTAATTGATCGTCAAAAGTATAATCATCCTTTATTATAACTCCTGTATGAGTATTTCTCTTTAGACTTGGATGCGCACTGGTGTTTACCCCAACTTGTTTTGCTGGCAACCTATCATCGTTCATGTCAAGAATGTCTGATATTGGAGTGCCATCAGATGCTTTGAAGGCACCAAAACCAACTAAGAAATTTTCTTCCGAAAACTTCCAACCATCTTCTACATATCTAAAAGCGTTAGCTGGGTTATAAGTGCTTGTTACAACTCCTAGTGGGGTAGTATCAGAAACAAATGTAAATCTACATTCAGAAAGATTTTGTTCTGCCATGCCCAATATTTCCCATTGGGCACTAGTGGTGGTTAACTCAACTCCTTCTGAATTAACACTTTCGATATTCTCTAATGGAGAAAGTATTTGACCTTTACTGTTAATCAACAGTCCTAAGAAGTAAGCTGCGTCTGGAGAAACAATAGCGTCTATTTTATTGCTTCCGTTTCCGTCTTCATCGGATTCGGTTTCTCCCCATAAGAAGTACGCTGGAGCACAAACTACAGCTGTGTTTGTTTGCTCATTATAAACTAATACTCTTCTCTTTTTATATTCTTCAGGAGAGCCAACTAAATCTTCTTCTTGAAAGTTGTACATCTTCAAGAATTTTTTAAGAACTTCTTTTTGAACTTCTGGAGTCGGAGCAGTTTTATTTACCTTTGAAGCAATTTCTGTCAAACCTGGTATTGGATTATAAGGCCATCTCATGGCAATATAGAATTGCTCTTCTTCAGCTGTCTTTGGCATTCCCCAATCTCTAAAGTTCAGTGGGAGAGTATTAAACTCTTGTTGCAGAGCATAGACTGGATCTAAGTCATCATAATACTCTTGGAATTTTTCTACAAAATATTGTGGGTTTTCAGTTATTATTGGAAGCGGCATTTGTACAGTGTATGATGCGTTTATCTGACCCAAGTTACCGTTTGGGTCATAAATACCAGAAGGGTCAAATGCTGCAGTGCCAGTTAATAATTCATCTATCCCCATCATCGGGAGTTTTGCTGCAAAGCTAAAATTAAAATCTAATGTTGTTTCACCATTCTTGTCACTTACAAGCGCAGTAGATTCTGAATCTTTTTCTTTAGATATTAATCCTTTTTCAAGTAATGAAATTGCAACAATATTGTTTATGTTTCTAGTAAAATCTTCTTGAGTATTTCCTCTAACTATCTTGTCATAGTCTAGTGATGGGAGTATACCAGATGTTCTGTTTGTAAAAAATGGATACCTAAATCGTATTGGTAGTTGGTCTATTTGCTTATGTTTGTCAACTTGAATTGGAGCTTCTGTTCCTTCTCCATTAGGACCAAATGGAAGGTGAAATCCAACTTGTACTTTTCCTCTATTTACGGGAAGTCTAGATACTATCTCATCATAATGTTTATAGACACTACGATTTTCATCAAGAAAATTAATTACCTTTCCTCTTAAAGGAGCTCCTGATCTAAAGATGCCACTAAAAGACAACATGTCTTTTGACATAGCTGCTATTGATTCTGAAACAGAACTTTCTGTAGATTGTGAAACTGCTAACGCATCTGCTATAGGGGATTGTTCTTTGTTAACTGTATCCAATATCTTTTGCAATGAATCATCTGCGTCAATATAACCTGGGATTGATACACCGTCCATCTTAGCTTGTTCTTCATTTGGGAAACCTGTTGATATTGGATATACTCCGGATGTATAAAGCCAGTGTGGCTTACCATAAAATATAGTAGATCTATCTTCAAATGGTCTGACTGCAACTATATAGTTTGGAAGCAAGCGTGCACACATCTGGAACATGTCCCAAACAGATCTCATATAAGTTTGAGCTCTAAACGAAACTTCATCGTAAATATCGTCGTCTAGATCAGAAACAAGACCAAGAGTTTTCATAACATTAGTAAAACCACGACCCTGCAAAGACTTACCTAATTTTGCACCAAGGAGCAGGCCTGCACCTGGAGCAATAAAATTACCGACAGTAACTCCAGCACCAACGGCCAAAGCTCCACCGATTATTTTACTTGTTCCTACAGCTTTACTTGAATCTACAAGTTCATTTCCTGCTGTAGATCTTTCCAAAACTTGATTAGCATCTATATTGCTCATATTCTGAGATTGTTCTATTAGACCTGACCATGATCTATTTGACAATCTATCTGCATAACCAAATTTTTCTCTATCAATTTCTGATATATCAATGCTGGCCATGGTTGCCCAACCGTCATCTAAGTCACCACCCAAAAATTGAGCAACTCCAACACCATTGCCCGGATAGATATTTCTTTTAAAGATTTCTAAATCTCTTTGAGTTGAAAAATTTCCCCAAAGTGTTTGCATTGCGCCTAAAACTGGTGTTCTTACCGAGCCACCAAAGCTTTGGAGGCCTCCAGCTGTTGGAGGAGATATAATTCCACCGGTCATTATATCAGTACTTAAAGAAGCAGTAGTTGCTATCCCTCCAGTAATTATATTTGCTGCAGAATTCCAAGCAAGGCCAGCTGTTCCGGTAATCGGATTTCTTCCAGTTGCATTGAAAGCGTTAATTACACTCTGCTTATACATAGAGCTTTTAGCCTCTTCCTGAGGAGTAAGAGGTTTATAAAGTATTGAACCAAAGTGTCTAATACCAAATTTGTTTTCGGAAAAAACTGCTCCTCTGGTTGCATGAGCAAATGCTTCTCTTGTTCTTGATGCTCCCATAGATAAAAGTCTTATCATTAAGTCTCTTGGTTCAGACATCCAAAGACCAGTGTTTATTCCACCATCAATTTTTCCGCTGTCACCCTTTTTCTTTGTGCTATTAATTATAGGACTTAGCTCAACGGCATCTGACTGTGCAATGACTGTTATTATTTCCCCATGGTCAACTTCAGCTATCACGCCATTAAAAATAGTTTGAAGAGAATTTGGGTTAGCTCCGTATCCAGCTCTTAAGTGAACTCTTACTCCTGGCTTTAATCTCATTTGGTTTATTTCGGTCACATATCTAGAGTTCATGTGAGACTTCATATTCATTGATCTTCTTATCAAAGTCTCAACAATTTTTGCAGAACCGCCTGCAAGATTTGCAGCTGTCTTATCTATCTCAGCATTTGTAACCCCGCCACTTAATTGCCCGTCCATATTAACTATGCTGCTTAATGAGGCTTCTGGTTTAGATAATTTGGAATAAGTATTTGATATTCTTAGCATCAGTGTGTCGCCAAGAATATCTTCTGACTGAACTATCGAAAAGTCAATAATAGATTGCAAGCCATAGAAATTATCAAAAAGCTTAACGCCAGCAAAGTAGTTACCATCATCAATAAGCCACAACATGTAAGTTGGGTATGCTCTAACCATTCTGCCTGATAGATCTCTATATTGGGTATCCATCATCATCTTTTGCCAGTGTTTTGCAACGCCTTTGTGTGACCCGCCAGTTGAAACAGTTTGCATTGTATCTTTCCCAGAAGAACCATAAGCGCTCATGTATCCATCTAGACTCTTGGCTCCTGGTACTCCAGTATGAGAATCTTGCTTCTCTCTTTCTGGAGATTGTGTGTCAGATATCTGGGTAACTTGTGACGTAGGAACAAGCTTTCCATTAGAAGATACCCTCAAGAAGTCTTGAGATACATAGAATCTTCCATCTTCTCTATTTGAGTAACCCATCACATAACCACCATCTGGTGTTTGATAAATAGCTGGAATTTTATTGGTGTCTTTTGGATCTGCTGCTGGAACAAGATGGATCATACCGAAATGATCAACATCATCTGGGTCAAATGAAGGGGCTTGATTGCCAGCAGAACTTTCTGCTGACTCTGCTATTAGCTTATTAAACTTTTCAACTTGTTCTTTAGAGCCAGACATTAAATCGCCAACTCTTATACTTCCATATCTTGTATCAAATTTTACGTCGTCAAAATTATACTCAACATCATCATCGTCTTTAAATAGCTCAATCATATCTTTCCAAATATTTGGATATTTATTTGCTATAAATCTGCTTGATTGCAGTGATGTTTCAAATTCTGGTTCAATTTGTTGGTCAAATATTGCAATTCTGAAAACCTTCATTGCTTCATCAGCTGGAAGATTATTTTCATTAATTAAATAATTCTTTATTTCTTCAATATTTCCATTATTTTCAATTAACTTCTTTTTAACAAAGTATACAAAAGATTTTCCTCTGTCATTTAAATGTGTTTTTTCATTTTCCCATTCACCAATAGGAAGTGTGTAGTTATTCGGATCAATAATATTATTTACAACATCATTATCAAATGTTTCAAAACTTCTAAAATAGAAATCTGGGTCTAAAGACCCAACGTACTCCTTAGTTGATGGGTCTTCAACTGACAATGGCATATCAGGGTATGCATTAAATGCACCCCACTTTTGCTTCAGTCTCAGGAATGGATTTCGCTTTGTGCCAAATTCTTTAATTAAAGCTATTTGCTGCTCAGAACTGATGTTCTCTCTTTTTTGCTGGAATATATCAAAGTCTACTAACATTAGGTTTACGTTATAAACATGAGGAAAGCCAGGAACAGTATCTACTGAATAGTTTACGGGAAGAACATATTTAATTCCAGCAAGGGCGCAAACTATATTTTTTATGCCCATAAAACCAATTACCCCAGCAGCGTGCTCCAGTCTAGCTAGACCACTCAAAAACTCAAACATTTTTCTTATTTTTCTTAATTCATCTTCACCAAAAATTGTCATTGAAATACTGACCATAGAATCTTTTGAACCTATGTATTGGAATGTTGGCTCTTCTTGCATTTGGAGTTGCAACTTTGCCAAGTTATTTCCCATTGAAAGAGAAACTGAATTTACTATAACATTGTTTGGGTTTAAATCAATCTTCATCATGGGGACTTCCCATTCCCTAATGGTGAATGCTGATATTTTTCTTCCGTCTATTTTTGAGTACTTTTCAGCGTCTCTTATTAAACCAACGCCAAGAAGTTGTTGGATGCTTTCATCTTTAAATACTCTTTCATACAAAGAAACCATGAACGCATCAACAAATTTAGCTTGTTCTTGAGCGTATGTTGATCGCCAGTCTTTTGAATTTTCTGGTTTTGTTTTATCAAAATCTATTTTTTTCTTTTTTAGAATAGCTTCTGTATTTTTTCTTATCTGATAATCTAACATTCCTTTGGTTGTTTGAGAAGCGTTGTAGAGTTCAAACTTTTTTTCTTTTAATTGTCTTGTTAATTCTTCAGTTGATTGTGCAGGGACTTCTAAGTCATTTGGAGATTTTCTATTTTTTAGATAATCTACAGTGGCAGCATTTGTTATATTATTTGAATTGATATAATCGATTGCTAAAGCATCATAAGTCATTTCATAAATATTTTTAGCATTTGACCCAGCAAGGGCGACATCTACTATCTTTGCTACACGCTGTCTTTCTGTCATGATTACATCATTATTAAGTGAGCTGACAACTACTGTATCTAGATTTCTATATAATGTTGGGTCAGTTATATCAATGCCCATTCTAAACAAAATATTTTCCCAAAATGCTCTACCATAGTCAAGAACTGCTTTTTCTTCTTCGCTTCTAAAAGAAGATACGTCAGGGCTATATATTTTTGATTGGACTTCAGCTGGTATATAAAGAGTTATGTTTCTTCCATTAACCCAATCATTCATAACATTAGTTGTCAATAAACCATCTCTATACGGCTGAACTGTGTCCAGTTGTGCGCCATAAGGAGAAACGTTATAGGTGTCCCCATTCGAAGCTTCTACACCTTGCTTTGCAATTGGTGCCACTTCTTCAACGACTGTATTTAATAAAAACTCTGAGTTAACAGAATTTGCTAAAGAACCTGCAGCTCTTCCCATATAGTGTCTAAATTTGCCCCAGTGAACTGCTTGATTAAAATCTTTAATCATCGGCAAGAATGGCTTGTGGTTGAACTGAGATAATTCTAAATCAACCTCTAATGTAAACGGATAATTTGGGACTGTTGATATTGTCATGTTTGTCAAAGCAACGCCCGTGATATCAAAGACAGAGTTTAGGTAATGATTTTTTATTGGCAGTATTGGCGCGTACTTAAACGCTGCAACGAGCCCTCTCAACGAGGAGAGGAATTTATCTATCTTTCTTTCATCTGGAGAATCTTTAAAATCAATGTAATAATTTGAATTTAGATTTATCTTCGAGGCATCGTCAATGCTAGTTCCCCAAATTTCTTCATAGTTTGGGAAATAAAGTTTTAGACTAATGGTTGTTTCTTTATATCCAGAATTATATTTTGGTGATGCTTTTTGTCTAATTGCTCCACCAGTTAAGCTTCCTGTTTTAAATCCTGTGTTAACTGATATTGTAATTGGTGGCACATAAAAGTTTGCTGCTCCGATTCTAAGGTGAAATATATCTGGAGTTGCTGGAGGAGTGTTAGAAAAAGCTCCTGTATCTTTAATTGCTTTTTCTATTTTTTGTGCGGTAGTAAAGTTATCTATTGCCCAAACTGGTTTAAAGACTGATTCCCCATCTTCATTTGTGCCAAAAGCCTTAAACATATTTTCCATAATTTGCTTATGGTTATTTAATGGATCTTCTTCTGAATATCCATAATCTCCAGTTGCTGCTAAAGCAGTAATGAACAGCCTATATAGATTAGGGAAATACTTATATACTGTGGCAAGTGCTAGTGGGTCGTTGTAAAAATAGTTTTTTGCTTGAATTAATCTTTCTAACCAGTATGTATCCCTAATCGGATCGTTAAAGTCTGCTGCAGATTTTCTTAATGTCTCTGCACTTTGAAAGCGCAACCTAGCAAATTCCCTTATTCCTCCAGCCATTTCTGCTAACTGAAGTAAACCTGATTGGTATATCTTTTCAAAAATTAATGATCTATTTTTTTCATCTTTAATATGTGCTAATTCAGATTTTCTATAGCTAGTTAACTGTATAAATAATTTATTGTCTGGAGCATTTTTAAAATTATCTTTTGATAAACCTACTTGCGAAAGTTCTCTACCAACTTCGTCACTTGCAGTATTGTTTCCAAATAGGTCTGACCTAGATCCGAAAAACGGCTGGTATACCTAAAGTAGCTATATCTAAAAGATCATTTAAGCCCTGACCAAATTTTCTCCAGCTAGACCTATCACTACCCATTTCATCAAACAACTGTGACAATGGAGCAAGATCAGAATCTGCATAGAGATTCTGGGAAACTTGGTCTGAGTTAAGATCTATTTCATCGGCCATAGTTTACCTAAACATGTTGTCTGTTTTAATGTATTCTGACATCTTATTGGCGATATTGTCGCCATTAAATGCAGAACTGTAATTACTTATTATACCATTATTTTTAATACTAGATGAACTATTCAATAGTTTATTGGTAATATCTTGTTTGAGTTCATCAGATTTTAAAAATTCTTTTTGGTATCTAGCTTTTTGAAAAGATGGGTTATCGTATCCATCTCCATCCATTTGTATGTGACCAGCGGATTGCTTTACCAGGCCTTCATAAGAGCCTCTCATTGGGTCTGGAGGGGCTTCTGAGAGCGTAGATCTTGATGCGTTAGTCACATTGCTGCTAACATCTGCTGTGGCTGAACTGCCTGTTTTTTGAGAAGCTATTCTTCCAGCTAAAGCATTTGAAGTTCTAGTTCTTGGTGAAGTATCTATTCTTTTAGACGCAGCGTCAGAGAGATTTTTATTTTGTTTATCTGCACCTAAAATCATATTTTAAATACCTAAAATCTAGAGGCTACATCTGAGTATGGATCTTGACCCATCATTGGCAATCCGTTATACATAGTACTGTTTATCGGCCCATCAATAACATCTCCAAACAAACCTCTTAATCTATTTAGGTCTTGCATAGAGCCAGAGGTATTTATTTGATATTGCATACCGCTTGAATCCATATTGTTTTGTTGAACTTGATTAATTATAGCCTGTCTTGTAGGGTATTCTGTTTCATATGGGTTTCCACCTGGCAAAAGTGGAGGGCCCTGTATGTCTGAAGCTGTATGATCTTTTGCTTTTTTAGATTGATATAAAAAGCTTGCCCCTATTAAAGCTGCAGCTGCTAAAGTTCCTCTGCGAACATTTTTCGATTTAAACACATCAGAAGTAATTCTTCTATATGGGCTTCTTGCCACATCAACAGCTTCATCATCTAGAGCTCTAACAGACCTGGTTATATCTTCTGCTAAATCTCCTATTTCATCAAGGCCTCCGGCTTCAGACAAACCTTCTGTTGTTTCGGTAACAGCGCCTTCTAGGCCTTCTAGAGTTTTTCTAGCCTGTCTATATGAATAAGCTTCTGAGGCAACTGATCTCCCCCTTGCTTCAAGGCTTGAAGACGTTTGCCTTCTATCGGCTACCTCTTTTTCACCCTGACTCATTATTTCCATATAGTCTTGCAGATGTTGAGATCTCACTCTTTCTGGGGATGCTTCATCTAAACCTTTTTGATATTCAAGGAACTGTGTAGCATATTCTTGATCGACTGCATCAATTGATGCTTCAGCGTCTCCTGTATGTTCTCTAAAAGCTCTTTGTAAAGCCCCATAGGAAGATGCATATTTTAAGTTGGCGTTGGCCAATCTTCTAGCCTTTGCTAGCCTAAACATTTCCATTAAAAATGGTTCTGCGCCTTCTTCTCCAATATTATCTAAAAGATTTGCTGCTCTGTCACCAAAGTTAGTTCTTAACTCTGACTCTAATGCATCGACAATGTCTAGAGTTGTTGAAGCACTAGCGCTATAGTTTTTTTGAATGGCTCTTAAACCTTTTGCAAGTTGCATTGTTGTTTCCATTTTTGCTACAGCTAACTGCGTTGTAAGCTTTTCATTTCCGTTCTAGATTTTTTATTTTTTGAAGATTTCCAGCTATTCCAGATACTCTAAACATTTGCTTAACTTGAGTTAAATATTCTGCTTTAGCTATGGGTTTAGAAGCTCTTCTCATGCTTTTAGACATAAAAGTAGATTCTATTTCTATGGCTGCCTGTGCAGCTTGTGCCCTTCTTCTAGACTGTGTAATTGATGCATATCTATTGAACATTTCTGAACCAACTTTAAGACCAATCGATTCAGCAAATTGTGCATCTGTCATTGCAGATAGACTTGCCAATTCTTGATTTATCAGACTTCTTTGAGCATCATTTATTGCAAGACCCGATGTAGTGTCTAGAGCAGCTCTTGTACCTTCAATCATTTTTTGTTTTAAAATACTTATATCACCTGGAAACGTTAGTCTTTCGCTTAATGCTAAAGGATCTAAACCAACAAGTTCTTCTTTAGCTTTACCAGCTGCAATTTGAGCAGCTCGTGTATACCCAAGCAGTTGAAATTGTTGATCCATCATTGATTTCATAATATCAGGTAATTCAAATTTACCAATAGTTTCTCTGGTAACTGAAACAGCCCTACTTCCAAGAGCTTCTGTGTTTCTTTCATTAACTCTTTTTACAATTGCATCATAGGCGGAGGTAATTCTTGCTACTTCGTCATCGGTTTTGCCCGCTATTGCTTCACTATAGCTTAATAACTTAGTTCCTCCAACTAATTGCTTAACTAAGTCAACAACATTTGACTGCTCTATTATCCCCATTGCGTATTTGCTTTGTATTGCTTTAAGTTGATCTGGAGAAACAAGTCCTTCTAGTGCGTCATTTAGTTGACCAGATAGAGAATATACTGTTGCTGCTCGGTTTGCTAAAACTCCAATTGAATTTTCCACATTTCCAACTCCACCAAAAGTTGACTTTGCAATAAAATCTTCTAAACCAAAAGTCCCAATAGCAAGTCGGGTTTGCCTATCTAAACCACCTAAATCATCTGCGCCATTAACAAATGCTTCTAACTGATCTGGGGTGATAGAAAAACCAGATCTGATTTCTCCAATAGCACTATTAACACTGTCTGTCATTTTTTGTAGGATGTTTTCATCACTAGTTGTTTCTGTGGCTAAAGTAACAAAACTTTTATTAAAGTATTTTGCTCCTTTTTCAGCTTCTAAATTTTCTGCCATTTGAGCTGTTCTAAGCACTCCGTCTTGCATAACAAGGGCATTTCGTCCTGTTGTGGAAGCACTTCTGCGTCTTGCAGTTTCTTCAAAAATATCTATTTGACTTGCAGATTGTAGGGATGGAAGTTCTGCGCCATTTAAGAGTTGTTGTTTTGCTAATCTTAAAACAGTTTCTACTGTTAACAAATCAGATTCATCAAACAGTGCGTTTGCACTAAGAGCTCCTTCTTTCAAAGAGGATTTATAAGTAAATTTGCCACCTTTTTGATGTAAAACAGTTTTCATTCTTTGAAAAACTTTTTCTGCAGTTGCCCTATCGGTTCCAGCTTCAGCCATAACTTTTTCTATAAAGCTATCTTGTCCAAGCATTTCTTGGACTTCATTTATAGTTTCTACTTTTTTGCCTAAGATTCCTTGCAATGTTTCTGCGTGATTTAAGTTTGCTCTCATATATATAAACTCTTCATAACCTTTAGGATCTCTAAGAGTTGTAAAAGCAATTCTGGTTTTACCATTTTCATCTTTAAATGTTTTCATTATTGGTATACCTTTGTCGTCTAAGTCAAAGGTACCTAAAGAAGCTTTGTATAGAGCCGCAACTTCTTCACTTACTAACATTCTGTCGCCTCTAATTGAAAACTGCGCAAATGTTGCTTTTTCTTTTTTGCCAGCTTTTGTCATTATATCAATAAATTCATGTCCAGTTTCAGTGGTTCCAGGGACTCTTATCCCACCGCTTACAAATGTTTCAATATCATACCTAGCAGCATCTGGGATAATTGAAGTCGGAATATCACCCTTAGTAGTAAATGCTTGCATACTATAAAAATTAACTACTCTATTTACAAGTCCTGGTATTTGTCTTGGGTCAGTATTCATTCTTAGTTGTGTAATAATTTCCTGTATTTCTCTTCTTCTTCTAATTGCTAGACCTTGAGCCTCTGGGCTTAATAAACCAAAATCAACACCAGCGACTTTTCCTCCGTCGAAATAGTGGATCACTAGTATCAATGCCAATTTCTCTGCCCTCTTTCATTAACTGGTCCATAACTTCTTGGGGCATTTCTCCTGTTCGCCTAAAAGAAGATATTTGACCAATAACCCTTTTGGTCACGGCTTCTTGCCTAGCTATGTAATCTGGATCAGTGTATGAAGTTGGGTCAGTTAGCAGCTGCATTGGTTCTTCGTAAACATCTTTTTTGTGACTTTTTGCGATGTTCATCGCAAGATATCTTGTTTCACCTGTTTCTTTTTTAAGAGCTGATACATCTGCTATAGCACCAGCGCCCATATACTCACTACGAGCTTTTATTAATTGATCTAAAAACCCATCATTAAGCTTATCAAGCTCTTCTCTTTCTGCATCAACTAGTTTTCGACTAGCTCTTATTCTAAGAAGTTTTGCTCTTCTTTTTTCAAGACCCCTAACTTCTTTTATTGAGTATCCGGTAAAATCTTCAAAAGATTTTATTCCAGCTTCACCCTTTAATGAACCATAACCAAGTCCAATTCTTGCTGGATCTCTGCCAAGATCTTTATTTCTTAAAGCTTCATTTAAAGAATCATACTCTAATTCAAGTTTTCTTATCTCTTCCATCTGCTCAATAGTCAGTGGACCAGATGAAGAATATAATTCTTTTACAGATTTTATTTGATTTTCTTTTTCGGTTAAGGCACGTTCTGCAAAATTTTCGGTTATAGTGTACGAACCATCTGAAAACGTTTCTAAGTTTCCTTCTAATCTACCAATAAGTTGACTATAACGAATCATCCTAGGATCTTCTGGTGATGTGCCCAATAATGTTTCTGCATTCTGTTGTAAGATATTTAGCATGCTTGGACTTCTACCGGCAGCTGTTTCTGTTGCATACATTCTGCCAGCTTCTTCAATCTGCTGCTTTAATAAACCATATAAATCATCTGGATCATCTAATAATTCTGTTGGATCTGCTCCAGATATACCAGAAACTCTTGCTAAAATACCCATTGCTTCAGAGCTTCCTAAAAAGGTTCCTTTTCTTATCTGTCCACCATGTGCTGCCAGTATAAATGCTTGAAGACCTTCAATTTTTTGACCTGCTGCTGCTCGCAATAAAAGATCAGTTCTATCATGGATAATCGCCAGTTGAGCCCTTGCTCCTCTGCCACTAGACATTGCTCTTAAGATTCTGTCTAATTCTTCTTCTCCAAAGGATACATCTCTTGGTGCAATTTCTGAAGAAAATCTTTTTGGTATCTTAGCTGCATCGCGGCCTATTTTTTCTAATGCTCCAGCTTCCCCTCTTGTTGCTGCTCCTATTTTTTTATAAAACTCTTCAACAAAACTTGGTCTTAATGAACTTGCTCCAGCTAAAGATCTTAAAATAGTTTGCTCTACAACAGAAAGTGGACTACCTTCTCCAGATATTCCAAAACTTAATCTTTGGATTCCTTCATCAGTTAAGTTAGTGAATCCAGGGAATCTTCCGTATTCTGAAGATGGATCTAATACTGTTGCAAGAAGGTTTTCATTGCTTTGAAAATTAAATAACAAGTATGTTGCGTCTATTTGTTTTCCAATTAATCTTCCAAGTCCGCTTGCTCTAAGTTGTTCATCTCTTGCTCCTAGTAAATATCTATTTACTGCATCAACCTGGTTCTTAATTACGTCTCCACCTATTTTACCTTCTGCTGCGGATATACTTGGACCAAATCTTCTAATATCAGATAATGGAATCTTCCTTGTTGCTGCGATTGCTGTGTCTAACGCATTTTCTCCTGAGTAGGTTGTCCCAGTTAATTTATTACGTATACTCCCATCATCCAAAACTGTATACATTGCGTATGTTGGATCTCTTTGAAAAACTATTCTTATAGCTTTTACTCTATCGTTTATCATGTTATAGGATTCCTGCAGAAATATTTATTGAAGATTGACCACTATTATTTTGAACTGGCATTACAGAACCGTTTATCCCATTTCGTGACATCAGCATTCTTAATTTAGCTGCTACTGCGGCTTGATTTTCAGTTGCAGAAAATGCTGGATAACTTGGATTTGTTAAATTTGCTTCACGTATCTGTTGTGGATAGTAACCCATTTGAGACATGTTTATGCCTAAAGACTGGCCCATTTTTATTTTAATATGATCCATATTTGTGTTTGGATGCCATCCTTCCCAACTTAAATCAGGAAGTTCATGTCTTGAAAAAAATTCTGTTAAATCTGGCTTTTCTTCTACTGGCATTCCCCAAGCTGCTTGATAGATTCTTCTTTCAAGTCTTGGAGCAGTCGAAAGAATTTGCTCCCTTTCTTGTACTGGGGCATTGATCATTTCCCTAAAGTGTTCACGCTTTCTCTTTGGTATTGCCAGAGACAAAGTGTCAACAGAGCTTCCATATAAGTCTGCCCCATACATTGTTCTTTTTGCAGCTTGGTTAAATTGATTAGCTGAAGCCATATCTCCAGCTTGAGATGCTTGTGTGGCTAATGATTTATTTTTTACATATGATAATATATCTGTATATTCTTCAAGAGCCATTTGTTTTTTGCGTTCTTTTGGAATAAATCTTTCTCCAGTAAATGCTTCCTTAGCATTACCATATGCGGAGAAAGCCATCCCAGTAGACAAGCCAAATATTGCGCCAAAAGCTCTTTCTTTTGGTCCCCTGCCAAATAGTGCTCCTATTCCAGCTGTAATTAAACCTGCTGTTAAAGGATTTCTTTGCGTGCTCTTATAATAGATTGGCTTAATAAAGCTTTCAATTGGGCTGCTCCATTCAGGGAAGGAGTTGCCATACACATTTCTTCTCTCCCAATCTTCTTGAGCAGTTCTATTTGGAAAAAACTTTGTATTAATGAATGTGTCTCTGTGGGCAAAATATTCCCCCATTTGACCAATCATCTTTGCTGCATTACTTATTCCTAACTCTTCTGCTGTTGCATGCTTATATTTATAAGGACTAAATTCATTTCTTTTTGTCGTTTGCTCAACTTGTGCTCTAATTCTTTGTACTTCAACTCTTTCTGAGGGTTGTAAATTACCCATATTAAGAGTTCTATCTAATGATCTATACTGCCTTGAGTAAGGAGCTACGTCAGCTAAAATATCTAATTGCGTTACTGGACTTGAATAGTCTCTTCTTAGTGGGTTTAGCCTTTCGTATGCTACACCAGGAAGTCTTAATTCTCCTTCTTGTACCTTGGTAAATGGATCACCTGTTTTAAAATTTATAAAATAATCTGACCCAGGAAGAAATGGATATTTCATTCCCATTGTATTTCTAATTGGGTTCAAGTAAGTTATATCTGTTCTTTCTTTTGGAACAAATCTTCTTGCTATTTCAGATAGTTCTAAACTTGACTCTGCTGCTGGGACGTCACCAAGTCCACCTAAATTTAAGTCCCAGAAAGATCTAGTCGATCCATAAGCTTTTGATGCTGATTGTAATACTGATACATTTGGTTGCAAATCCCCGCTTCCAAAACCAAATGTTTCTCTAAGAGAAGAGAAACCAAATCCATAAATACCAGCCATTTCTTGCATTCTGTAACCAAGTTCTGTTTTTTGAAATGCTGGAGAAGAAACACTAATTGGAGCACCAGCTGGTGCAATTGCTGGTGGTATATAGCCTGGCACTGGGGGTGGACCATATTGCGCAGCTTGTGTATAACCTTGATTTGCAGTTGCAATTGTATTAAAAGAAATATTTCTAGCTGTGTTTAACGGTGCGTAAGAACTTGCTACTGAATTATTGTAGCTTCCTATTTGTAAACCAGTTACTGAAGAAGATGATCTAAACTGCTCTGACTGATCTCCTCCAGAACTAAATATTCCCCCACCATAAGTTGGAGCCACTCTTCCAGAAGATAATAAGCCGGATGGATCATAGGCACCACCATAACCTGCTGGAACATATTGAGACAATGCTTGCGAAACTTCTTGTTGGTGCATTTGGACTTGCGGTTTTAGCAATCTCCCAAATGTCATATTAAGTGCTGGAGTCAATGGACCAAACGGACCAGTAAAGTATTCTCCAGTTACTGGATAAGGCCTATCAAAGTACTGCTTTCTTTCAAATCTATATGGATCAAATGGTCTTAATGGGGAGAAATCATAACCATAAGCTAGTCTTTCAATCGGAGAACCAAAAGCGTCTGAAGTGTAGGTGCTTCCAGATTGCATTCTTCTGTAATAGGAAGGTCTGTAATATTGCACTTTGCCACCAGCAAATGGTGTTGTGCCAAGCGGCCAATATCTACCTTGTCTTACTGGCACTTCCCCCTCAAGAAGCTGTTCTTTCTTTTCTTCATAACCCATTCCACCAGGAGTTATCCCTGATGCAATTGATTGAAGTTCTACTGCTCCTCTTGCTGCTTTGCCCAAAAAGAACGGAGAATAAACCCTTTCTCCTCTTGCGTCTCTTTCTTGAGTTAGGCCACCTATTGTTCTGTCTGCACCAAGAGCTAGTGCACCACCAATATAAAGTGGTGCTACTCTTTTACCAACAATGCCACCAGCAAAGAAACTTAATGGACTTCTGTACTTATCAGCATCAACCGATAGACCCAGTGTTCCAAAGTATCTGTTTATTCTGTCAGATAGATGTATTGCTGGTATTGAGGCTGCACTAAATGTACCTGGTGAACTATAGCTAGTTGCACCAACTACGTTACCAAGAACTCTTGTAAAACTAGTTTGCCCTTCTGCTGCTCTATCGAGCAATGTTGAAAATGTTGGGACAAATGTTACACCAGCATTACCTAGTGGGTTTACTGCGGTATCTGCTAATTCATATGGAGCAACGCCAAAGTTTCTCTTAAAAAAAGGTCTAATTAAAGAGGTAAATCTTCCAGTTCCACCTGCACCAACGTTAGCTATTGTTTGACTTGTAAATGGTTTAGTCAAACCAGAAAGTGCTTTTGCAAAGGCTTCACTTTCGTTTCTTTTATTAATAATAGAATTTAAAGCTTTTTGCTGGTTTAAACCAAATTGAAGTTTTGGTGAATAATTTTGATAAGAAACTAAGTCAAAAACATTTTCGAGTGCTGCTGCTCTTGCTTCAGATAATTGTTCTGGAGAAATTTGTCCAGTTCTTCTTAGCCTGAGAAGCACTTCTTCTAACTTTGAAGCTATCGCACCAGGATCTGCACTGTAGTCTTCATATGCACTTATTTCAATAAGTACTTTATTAATTGCATTTCTTAAATAGTCTTGCCTTGTGCTGATTGTTGGCGATCTATGCTTAATTATATCACTTGATAAAGACTCAGCTTCTTCTGCCATATTGCTAACAAAATTCATTGCTCTTGTTAAGCCAATAGGGTTTCCTCCACGAGCCTTTATTGATGAGCTTACGGTTTCGTAAATACTTTCTAGGCTTTTTACGGCTTCTGGTAAGTCTTCGTCAGTTATAGAAGCAAGTCCTACCTCTTCACCTCTTATGCTTAGTCTTCTTAAATTAAGAGATTCTTGGTACGCATCTAATATTCTTAGTGGAGTTCCTCTTCTTGATGTTTGTTGTCTAAAAGCTTCAAAAGCTCCAGAAACTTCATCTGCATTAAATACTACTTCTCCAGCTTCATTTATTATATTTACAGTATCATCAACAGCATTAAGTGTTAGAGTTTTGCCCCTACCAACACTAATAGTCCCTTCAGATAAAAGTTTTCCAAATACAACTGGGTTTTGTATATCTGACTTTCTTCTTGCAAATCTTCCAAGTTTTCTAAACAAAGAACTTGGTTGCTCTTCATCTACATCAAATAAAGATCTGATTCTTTCTAATCTTCCAACTGGTTCTCCAGCTATAACAGAAGACCTTTCCTGTTCTCTACCCGACGCCAATCTTGCTGCTCTTGAATAAAGATCGGTTTCAGTCGAAGAAAATCTCTTATACAAACCAGCTGCTTCATCAATTGAAGCGCCACCCTCTGTAGCAGTAATGCCAAATAATTTTCCTACGTTTCCAAATAAACCAGATCTCTGATTAACCCACGCATAAACCTCTGGTCTATCTACGGAATCAGCTATAAAATCTTGTCTTGCTGTCCCTCTTAAGAATTGTATTTCCGTATCTCTAGAAACACCTTTGGGGCCACCAAAACCAAGAAGTTGTAAAGGATTAAATTTAACTACTGGTATTCCGTAGCCCTCAGTAAGAGTATCCATAAAGCTCATAAAACCAGATCTCATTCTGGTTGTATCAACTATTCTTCCAGCTGCGTTTTCGTAAACTCCAGTAAGTGCAGAATATCCAATTGTTCTAGAAACTGGATCTTGCATTGCAACTTGGCCAAATACTCTTCTAGCCTCTGCCCTACTCTTATCATCAAATGCTTCAAAAATTCCTTTATCAAATGCTTTGTCAATTGATATTTCTCTTAAGCCAAAAATATTAAATCCACCAACACTAGACGCTGGTGTCATTAATTTATTATCAATTAAGAATCCTTTTAGCTGTGAGGCATCGTCTGCATTTATTCCTCTTTTAGCTAACTGAGCAGCAATGAAATTGTCTGAGGTGTATGATCCATCTGAATTAACTAATTGTATTCCAAGTTTTTGAGCTGCTTTTCTTGAAAGAAAACTCATTTTTTGAGGAGTTATTGCTCCAGTAAAATCTTCGTACAGAGCTTTTTGTGGCCTACTTATTGCGTTTGCATGCTGTATTATGATATTTTTTTCTATATCTTTATAAGCTAGTTCTGCCCTTTCCCTTAAAAGAGCTCTATATGATTGAGTTGTAAATGCTGAGTCTGCTTCTCTAAATGATGACTTAAGTATTTCAGCAGTAAAGTTTTCTGCTTTTTTACCTAAATCTTTTTTAGCTCTTTCATTTATTGCCGCAAAGAATGCATCATCTGTCCCTACATTTATCTTTTTAATTCCAAATGTAATTCTTTCAGAGATACTTCTATTTCTGTCAAAAGGAGTTAGAAGTCTTCTTATCTTCATTTGGCCGACAAAGTCTAATGCAGCTTCATCATTTATCCCTCGTCTAACTAAAGACTCTTGTATAGATCTAGCATACGCTTCATTTTCAAATTCTCTGGTAAATTGTCCAGCTTTTGTTAAATCACTATCACCATCAACCATGGATTTAGCGTTTAATGACGAGTAGACTAGATTAGAAAATCTACTTGTATGTTGTTTTTTGATATTTTGAATTGTTTTTGTTAAAATATCTGCAGCAGTGGTTGTATCTCCAGTAGATCTTCTCAGTGCCTCATCATATGAAAGGGCCCCAGATATAACATCATAAGCGTTCTTTGCTGTTTTATATTGTTGACGATATGTTCTAGAGCCAGTTGTTAAGCCTCTTAATGTTGGTATTGTGTCTATAAACCCGAGTGTTTTTTCTCCTGCTTTGAATTCTCCATAGAGCGGAATATCAAGACTTGTATCAGAATTATTTGCATAGCCAAATAGATAGCCTCTAGCTGTTTTTGTAGCTCTTGCAAGTTTTCCTTCTCCAGAAAGCTCAGAAGCTGCTCTGGCTGCAGCTGCTCCTCTTCTTGCCTGGTGTAGTGCAAAAACAACTCCACCTTCTCTTCTTTGAGCTTCTTGGAATGAAGCGTTAAATGCATAGGATGCTGAACTGCTAATTCTTGTAGCTTGTTGTATTATCTTTTCACTATCTTGTCCAAATGACATTAAAATAGTTTTTAGATCTGCTACTTTATTTGCTGTTTTAAGCTGATTTCTACTTAGTGGCAGTGGAAAATCTTGATACGGTGCATCAGATAATTGTTTTATCCTCTTTATTCCCGCTCCAGCAACTGACTCTGGAAGTAGTATGCTCGTTATATTTAGTGTTGACTGCTTAACAAAATCAGTGACAACATCAACAGGGTTATACCATTTTGTTCTAGGTCTATCTTCAGAGTTTCCAAATAATGGATCTGTTAAACCTCTTTGTACAATGTATGTTGCTGGTAAAGTAAGCGGTAGATTTCTTGCACCTCTTGCAAGGTTGCTCTGCAATTGATCTCTAAAAGCCCATTCAGCTACCGGTTGACGACCTGCTCGTGAGGCTTGAAACTCTCTTCTTGTCATCCACATTGTTCCATCGGAAACAAATTCTGGACCAGTCAATCTTGTCAGCTGTGGCCTTATTGTTTTTCCATCTGCTGCTTGATATATTAATCTGCTATAAGGATCCTCAAAACCTTCAACATATCTATTTACACCCTCAAGTTCATCTAAGGTTTTTCTTATTTGTGCTGCATTTTGGACAAAAGTCCTACCTAGATGAGACCCACTATCTGCAGACCTCTGTATTGTTTTCGCAAGTTTAATGCCACCCTTACTTAAAAGCTTTGACGCGGCATAAGTTCCAGCTAATGTTGCAGCTGTAGTTGTTATGTATTTAAGAATCGGCTTATCATTTAACGCACGAGATATGTATCCGCTGTTTGGGTTAGGGTTTTTTTCTTCATTAGAACTTGCTGGTACGTCACGGGACGTGAGACCATAGCCTAAGTTGACTAACGGTGTTTTGTCTCTAAACAAAACAATCTACCCTTCTATTATCTAATTCCCCAAAGTTTTTGAGCAATTGGATCTTCATACTTTGCTTCGCCTTCTTTTTTAGACTTATTGTATCTTTCAGCTTTATCCTTAAACTTTTCTTCTTCTTCTTGAGGATCAATAAGTTGCAATATTACATTTGTTGGCGCAATACCTAAAATGTTTTGTTTTATTTCTATAATTTTTTCTGATAGTGCTACTTTTTCTGCTAACTTAGTATAAGTTAAATTATCTAAGTCCTCAGGAGAATATGTAGTTATAGTACTCAGAACAAAGGCTTTCATTAAATTTCTAACTTCTGCAGCCTGAGCCCTTTTATCATCTAATGTTCTTTTAGCCTTAGCGGGGGAGGCAAAACCAGACTCTTGAAGAATTTCTTCCGCCAAAGAAGCAACTAAGCCAGCTGGATAATGATCCAGAACGATATCTTCTGGATATAATACAGCTGACTTAATTATTAAATCTTCTATTTCCGCTGAACTTTCACCAAGTGATTCATGTTCAGCTATTTTATCGAATTCAGCAAAGGTTAATTCACGAAATATTACAAGATCTTTTTTCAGATAAGTCTGAAAAATAGATCCATATTTTAATTTTAGTTCATATAATATTTCTGCATTGACCATGTCATTAGAGCTGTCTTACTTCTAATGCTAAGAACCCAGAAGCTTCTAACACTTCTTGAGAAATTAGCGACGGCAGACCAGCCATCTCAGTAATTAGCGATTGCTTATCATACTGAGGAAATAGAATGCATGTTTCTGCAATTGCTTCTTCGTTCCAAAGATTTGCTTCTGACTGGCTAAGTTGACCAGCCTGAACAAGTTGTTCCATCTTCTTGAAGAGATTCTTATATTCAAGACGATTCAATGTTCTCCAGGCAATATGCTTATCATAGCTAATTGATGTGACATACACGTCACCAAATTCTTTTTTCCAAGCTTTAATTTGGCCTGCTGTTGGACCGTTTGGCCAAATGTGCTCATCATCTGGCAACTCTTCTACACCGACGCTCTCTTCAACAGGTGCTTGCATTTCGTCTTCTGCAATCGTAACATACGCTTCTTGAGCTCCCATTTCTTCGGCCAGTTCTGGAGCGTCTTTAACTACAACTTTTCTCACTTCACTCATGATTTCTCCTGATTAAGTATTTTCTATTTAAATAAGTATACCACAATTATTATTATTCTTCGTACAATCTTGCTCTATCCTTTAGCGATAGGAGCTCTTCTTCAGTTGGAGGAGGTTGTACGATTGTGGAATTTGTTGATCTTGTCTGTTGCTCTTCATTTATAGTTATTTGACCATTTGGAGGATCTTTTCTGACCCCTTCAGAGATATACATATCTCTAGCTATAAATTGATAAGCTTCCACCAAAGGATTTCCACCTGGATTATAATTTGTAGACATAGTTGTTAAATGAATGCTTTGTAAAATAATATCCATTTCTCTAATATTTGTTTGACTTAGTCTGTCATTATAATCTAGTGACATCAGTCTATCAAGCATATCGTATGACTGATCGCCACCTGTCCCCTTATTTCTAACCAGGGTTGTTAAAGAACCTTCTTGGGATCCATATTTTATTACAAAGTTAAATGGAGGGTGAGCACTAAATATGTTTCTGTCGTTTGAAGAATTTCTTTGATCGGATGACAGTCTATCAAGCTGGCTTGCCCCCCAATATTTTTGTATATTTTTATCGTCTTCTTGACTTTCTTTGTCACCTCTTAAATAAGATTGAATTTGAGATTTTGGAGAATCTGTATAAAAAGAAGCTCTAACATCTGCAGCTTTTGAAAGCAAGTCTCTCATTCTTCCAGGATATCTACTATGTACTACGAATTCACCAGTGACTATTCTTGTGCCAGTCATCATAACATCATAGTTATATGACCAAAAACCATACAATGGAGTTTTTTGTTGGACTATATTAAATGCAAAACTTGCTATATCTAATTCATCACCGGCGTCAAATAAACCATCTATATAAATTTTTACATCTTCACCAGTAAAAAAGTAATCGTAATAATTATTAAACTTTGCTGTATCATCTACTTTTCCAGCCCACTGTAAATCAATATCTGGGTTTAGTGGATCAAAGGAATCTGGCATTATTAATGAGTAGGCATCACCTTCTTTTGCAAATTTAAATTCTGGTGGTAAATAAGAGCTAAACGGCCTAAAAGGTTTTCCGTAAAGTCTTCCATTTTGGTCTGCTGCACCTGCCATGCGTTTAAGGCTTTCTTACTCTGTCTATAAATCTAGTATATTCTAACATTTTTTCTTCACCGTAAAAGTTATTTTGTCTGTCTTTGTAGACAGCGCTTTCTTCTGCACCGAGAAGCATCGGGTCATAGTCCATGGAAATCATTGGTTGAATTCCTCTAGCCATAAAAGTATATGTTTGTTCAGTGATAAGGTCGTCCACAGACATTGTTTGACCTTCATCCACTATTGTAACACCATATATTTTCATTTTTGAACCCAAACCATATTCATTAAAAAATGTTAAAACAATGTCAAATGGTGGTAACATGTCAGCTAAGGGAGCAAAAAACAAACCAGTTTCTGACATTATATTTCTATATTCTTTTATTCTATAAAAAGCGTACTCATTAAATACGGTAAATATAAGTGAACCAGCTATTGTTCTTCCACCCTTAACAAAGCCTCTTGGGTTAACGTGACCCACTGTTCTTACGGGAGAATTTTCTCTATGAATAGAATAAGATATTGTTTGTACTTCAGCTAGTTCAAGTACATCCATTGATTGGATTGTGCCATTTAATCTATCTATTACTGGTATAACCATCGTTGCAGAAATATCAGTTCCTGCAAAAGACATGTTTGAAAATGGATCTGGTAAACCCTTTTCTGCCCTTACTTTACTAATTGCTTCCTGATCATATAGATTTGCTCTTCTATGATATGGTCCAAAATCATACTTGATTGGTTTAGGGTCTATTCTATTCATTTTATCCTATCTTTGCTAAAAAATAGATATGGAGGACCAGAGTTTCCCCCGTCCTCCATATCAACTTACTTTTAGCAGGTTTAATTAAATTATGGTCTAATTATCTTAGGATTGAGACCGGCTTCAGAAACTGTATCTTTGTTGATCATGTCTCTGAGGTCACCTGTATTAAACTTGCCATTGGCGAGTTGGTCTGTTGTAATTCTGTACATTGGACCAATTTCTCTTGCAACATAGGTCATGGTTTCTTCAATGACGATGTCGTCCATTGATGCTCCAGAACCCTCGTTAAGAAGCTCTACGCCATAGATTGAACGTACAGCACCTTGACCGTATTCATTGGCAAAAGTTATGGTAATGTCAAACGGAGGAATTTGGTCTGCGTAGAATGGTACTTGTGATACTACGTCAGAATCTTGTGTTGAGAACTCTGCAATACCACGCTTGTGTCCTACGTCTCCAGGAAGAGTATTATGTCTTCTTGTGTAAAACAATTGTGCGTTATCCTTCTGGTGGTTTGCATCAAGCATTTGGTAAAGTGCTGGGCGATCAAATACTGTAAAGATCAATGAACCAGCGATACCACGCTTTCCTCTTGAGAAAGATCTTGGGTTTGGTGAACCCATTGTGTAGATTGGTGCTTTTTCTCTTGTTACTGAAAAAGTAATTCCTGAAAGTGCACCGATTTCAACGCCACCAAATGTGGCAACAATGTCAGCTCCTGAGAATGTGGTGTAAGTATTAAGATACTTATTAACCGCACTGTCGTAATAGTCTGAACCAGCCATATTATACCCTCCTAATTCGGTATATCAGATATATGTTTTATTTATATTGTTACTGCGACTTGAACTTCAATGTTCTTGAGTTCAAATGCTGGTGTGAGCACGAGATCAACAAACGCCTTATTTTCTGCTGGCCAGTAACTAACTGTGAAGTCACTGTCAAGCAAGGCACCGACTTGTTGCATGCCACGTAGTGCAGAAGTTATGGCTGTTTCCATTGAATTACGTGTTTGTAATGTGGATGCCTCGCCAACAAACTTCGTGCAAACTTGTCTAACAAGAAGAGCTGCTTCTGTAACAATTCTCATTGTAGAAATTCTTGTGTAGTCTGATGTAGCTGCTGCCATTGTAAGACCTTCAACAAAGACTGGAATCTTATTGAAGTTCAAGGCAATAAAGTTAACACCAAGATTGGAAAGCGCTAACTGCTGTGCTCTTGATGGGTTATATCTAATAGATGCTACGTTGTAAGCTGTCTTATTAACAGGTGAAGTAAATGATGACATTCTGCTGATCGCTGCGGCGAATGTTGTTGCACCATTTGAGTAACCCCAGTCTGCATTGTAATTTACAGGCTTGAGCTCTGATGCAATAACAACAACGTGTCTACCAATTTCTTCCATTGTTGAAGAATCTCTGCTAATTAAGTTAGCAGGACCAGATCCTGAGTTATAGAGATGTGAGGAAACTTGTGCTGGAGTCATGAACTCAGATGTTCCTACGTATGGCTTAATTCCCATTACTGCGAAGCATGCGTGTGAATTTTCTGAAATGTCCTTAACCTTATCAGCTACTTTTGCTGCCCAACTAGCTGAACCAGTTCCGTTATTTGCGTAAAAGCCATACTCTTCATCGTCAGCTGGTGTTGCAGGATTTTGCCATTCACTTGAATGTGTTCCACGGCCCCAAGGAACTATAATGTCTGGCTGAGCTGATTCAGCTGCTTCAAACGCTGCATCAAAAACATTTCCACCACCTGCTGCTGCGTATGTTACGCTTGTAATCGCACCTGTTGTGTGATTAAATGATGAGTCTGCTGGAAGTGGAACAATGAAAATTCTTTCTGCTCCACCAGCAAGAAGTTCAAAATATCCTCTATGGATTTGTGAATCTTCTCCGAAAGCTTGAATTACATCTTGTTCGCTTGTAGCCTGAACTACGTCAAGATCTTGAACATTGCCAGTAGTGCTGGGTGTTCCTCTTTTTGCGATAAGAACTACTCTCGGGCCAACTGGAATATCTTGGCGAGAGATACTATAAAATCTATCTTTGATTACTGTTTTTACACCTGGTAGAGCCATTAGCTTTTAGACCTCCGCTTGCAGCATATGTATTTTTACTTCATCAATATAGTAATGGGCATTGTTTGAAAACAAACCACTAATAATTTATGAATCTGGAGTAGCTGATTGATTTAAATCAATTATATTTAATTCAGTTCCTTCATATGTTGGTGTTGAGCCTTCATAGAATTGGTCCCAAATCTCTTTTTCCATAGCCATATAACGTCTTACGTCTAACGCTATTTGCTCTATACGCCCAACCTCCATGCCAATAAGCTTTTCGGTTGTTAACATATAGGTTACGGTTCTTTTATTTACATCTGTAGCGTCCCTATTTTCCTCAGAATCTGATAATCTTCTGGCATATACTAACTCTGATGCACCTAATCTTTTAAAAACTGGGGTATATTCCAACATAAAATCTTCGAATATTTCAATAACCTTTTCTGCAACCTCTGGACCAGCATATCTATCTGAAGATCCTTTTAATTCACCTGAATTTGACTTTGTTATTACGGTAAAAGATATTATATTTTGAAATCTTTGACCAAAAATAGCTATATCTTTTGATGGTGATACTCTACTTCTGGGCTTTGGCTCTACGGAATGAGCCCTTCTTAACTCTAATCCATATGCTATAACAGGATATTCTGCATAGTCGCCATTTTGAATAGGTTTTATTTTAATATTTGGGTATGCGTTTTCCCAGAGGGCTTTTACGGCTGCTATAAATTCTATATATGTTAAATTCCCTTGTGCTTGCAGTGGAGGCAAACTGCCTGAAACTCTGTCAAATGAAAATTCATTGATATTAGCTGTTGGGAACATTGGGTAGTTCTGTGGCATTATGCGCCTCTTCCTGATGCTATGTTAAATGATAGTTCTCTTAAAGTTCTAGAAGAAACAAGTGTTATGTTAAAGTACATTTTTCCTTTTTCTTGCTTATCTGCATACGCGTCTAAACTATAGTTTCTAACTATATCATTAATTTTTAAGAAATTTAATAATGCTTCAACTTTGCTAGTAATTTTAGAGTATCCAAATTTACCTATTGCATTTTTGCTAATTGCTTGCACTTCAGATATCACCATTGCAGCTAAACGAACATTGGAAGAATCTTTAAAGTTTTCGCTTATTGATTGCGTAAAGTCACCACTCAGATATACATCATATGGGCCAGCAAATCTTCTTGATCTACTTCCTCTTGTTATCGAATTAATTCCTTTGTCATTCAAAGATTTTACTTGTGCTGTAGTTAGTTCTGCCCCATAGCCAGAAAGAGCAGCAGGAATTCTTTGATTGCTTATTCCATAATTAACTTGCATTGAAGACAATAAGCCAGCTGTTGCTGCAGCTAAAGATGAGCTATAACTTGTTTGCAGTTGTTTATGTGCAAAGATAGCTTCTCCATAAACAAGCACTAAGTGCTTACCTGTGTCTTTTGTTATAAAACCATTTCCATCAATCGTACTTTGAATGTCAAAATTTTTATTTATTAATTCTGTGACATCTTGAGAATTAACACCCTGGTTCTTTGAACCTAATATGCCTATGGTTACTTCGCCAGTATTTTCTTGGATTTTATTACAGAAATTAGCTAACTGCTTTGCAAAATTTACTGTTCCAGTGTTTATCATACTAGCTTCTAGTGGAACAACAAAATCTATAAAATCATATTGTTCAATTAGGTTATAGCAGATTGCGAGACTATTATAATATGTTTGGTAAAAAGTAAATGTATCATTAACACTGTCTTTAAATATTGGCGTATTTCTTTCAGCTACATTATCAACGTACTGATTCATGTAGCCTGCTGACATTAAATATATATCTCTTGCACCACAACTATAGGCGTCAAACATTCCTCTTAGTAATGGAGAATTAATATCTGCTCTTAATAAATCTACGCCTTCTTTTATAGAACTAATTTTTTGAATACCATATGGCTCTATTGCATCTGTATGTCCTATTAAAAGTACATTATTTGTATCAAACTGATCCATCAACTTATATTTAGAAGTTGAATTAATTGAAACAGATTTTCCAAACAAAGAGTAGTCTGAATCAGAGCTTTGCACTACGGCTTTTATGTGGATATTAATTTCCTTAATATCAATTGCACCATTTAAAGTTGTATTTATTTCAATTGTATATTGTCCGTCAAATGCATTTGCAGGTATCTGCATTACAAGATTGTAATAACCTTCTGAGATTCTTTCTACCGAATCTGTTGCTGTAAATGACTGTGAATAGCCTGGGCTTGCTGCTGTAGCTAAATCTATATTATAAACATACGGCCCAATTATTACTGGCCCTACTGAACTTAAACCTCTTTTTAAGAAAATTATAATATTAGATTCTGGATCTACATATTCATAGCCAGACTTATATATAAATGGTATTTCTACACTTTGTCCTGGTGTTACAACTAACATTTAACTTGCCGTTTCTTCTTTGCTTGCCCCACACATCCAATATTCAACTTTACCATATCTACCTCTTACTGGGTAGCATTCCTCTATTACATATAGAACATAGTCTTCAAGTAAAGAAAAAGAACCTTCATATATTCTATCCCCTGGTTTTGGGTTTATTTCTGATTCAAAATAATAAACTCTATTTGAATTTATGGTTAAGCCTTCAATTTCTTCCTGCTTTGTTGAAGCTAAATATCTTGAGGCTGCGTTAGTGTGTCTTGTGGTTACTCTTTCAAGTTTATCGGAATAAAGGCCGTCATCAGATAATCTTCTTTGCAGGAGAATATCGTGACCCCATTCTCTTAGTATTTGTTTAAAAACTTTTTTTGCATTAATCATATTGACGCAGTCTTCTGTCCGGCATTGGGTCATCTTGCACTATTGGTTTTTTGCCTGGACCATAAAGCTCTTTGTCTGACAAATAAATTAGTTGACCAGTTTGTGGATCGAGTGTTTTTCCTGAAGTTGCAACTCTTCTGTTTGGAAGTCCTTTTGGTTGCACCCCTCTCATTGATACTTTCTTTGCAAGGACCTCTCTTCTCAAAGAAGCGGCTATTTGGCACCAAGTTGTTGCATTTGATCTAGTAGCAACTGCTCTTGGTGCAGATCTGTTTGTAATTTCTAAATCTGCCAACTTTAATGAAAGTTCATCATCTCCACCAAAGCCATATGTTCTACTTAACTCACAAGCTGCTGCTGCTTTAATGTACTCAAGTATAATAAATGGTAGCGTAGATCCATCCTCATCACCTTTTAGCCCATATATTTCTTTTATTTCTAAAGAGTATCTATAAATCATTTCTCCGATTTCAATTAAAGAAGCGTCTGGAAAAATGGCAACAAGCTCTTCTGGATCAAGATAGAGTGGCGATAAATCAGGAGCAAATATAATAGTTTCATCTGCTCTTAGAGTTACCGTTGGCTCATAGTCAGTAGTAGAACTATTCGCATACAATGTTAATTTGGAAACTATACTGTTCCCTGAAGATGTGGTGCCAGTAAATGTTACTGTGTATGTGTCAGCCTCTGTTGGAGTAAAGTCATAATAATATTCAGAACCAGACAAAAGAGTCGCTGATGTATTAATTACTATTTCAGCGTCTGAATTTTTTATTAAAACCTGAACACTGACTATCTCTGCTTCTACTTGTACGCCACCGTCACCTTGGTCAAGAAATTTGACTTTTAGTCTGACGCTATCATTAACCAAAACGTTGCTAACGGACATTTTATCTCCAAAATTAAAGTAATTTACTCTTTATAGTAGCTGATTTACGCCACTATAGTAATTTCAGCTGTGCCAGAAATTGCTATTACTGAGGCACTTGCTAAAGCTGTAACCTGATCATCTAGTGCTTGGACTGTTATAATCCCATCTATTGAGGTATCTATACTCACAACTGCAATAGTTGTTAAATTAGAAAAGTCTTCATTAGTTGGATAAAAAAAGGTTACATTATTTACGATTATTGGGCTAGATATACTTGGCGCGTTTATGACTAAAACGCCCGAATAGGTAACATTGCTATTGTAGGCTATTGGCTGGTTGTATATCATTCTTTACCTTTAATAAACGTATATGTTTATAGTAATAAATTTAAAATTCTAACCCAGCATCTTTTCTTAGATTTGGCATCCAGATTCTCCAGTCTCCGTTTTCTGTAATGCCTTCTGATGGTGTCCCATATAAAAAAGACCCAAGATAGGCTATTCTTAGGCCAGCAGTTACTGGAGCCACTTCATGAGTTCCTATAAAATTAGTAGGGTATATTACGGCTGATCCAGCTTTTGGCTTATAGGTATGTTTTGCGTGTTTATGCGTAATCTCTCCGCCCATAAAATTATATCCGTTTAACTGATCTTCTGAGTCAACACAATCATTTAAGTAAATATTAACACTTACCTTACTATGTTTTGGGTACTCATTTTTTGGTTTTTCTCCAAACCTAAATGGGATCTGATCATCACAGTGTGGGCCTATTCCCTGACCATTTTCATATGTTGCGATATGACCCATACCTCTCCACCAGCAGACCGTTGAAGCGTCTGGATAATACTTACAGTATTCAACAAGTATTCTGTACATTAGATCTTCTAAGTCTGCTATAAATTGCTCTTGCTCCTTAGTTACTTGTCTTGTTAATGAATTATTCATTTTTAATAGTGGATCTATAAATCTATTTGGTGCCAAGCTGACCGCATCTGGATCAAATTTAAATCCAGTTTTATTAATCGCATATCTTTTACCATCTTCAACAACATATGTAAAAGTTTTTTCTTCTTCTTCTCTCAACATCATTATGTAGTCAAATAAAAACTTTTGGTTAATATCAATAGCGTCTTCCACAACACAAAGACCGCTACCTACATCTTTCATTTTTAATTTAGTATCTAACATTATTGACCATAGCTTGATTTTGTAATTCTATATTGTTCTGAAAACTCGTCATAACCCCTAGATAAAAGATGCTTTCTGTAGTCTTCTACAAGAGTTGGCATGTATACGTTTGTTGATGTCTGTGCTGCGACAGGATCAACAAGTGGATCAGCTACTGCTTCTTTAACTTCTATATTTGGAGTTCCGTGACTATACCATCCAAGATAAGAGTATCTCATTCCACCTTCAACTGGCTTGACCTCATGCCCAGCAGTGTACGAGGCTGGAAAAAATAAAATATCTCCCTTTTTAGGGATATGAGTAATGTCTAAATAATTGAAATAATGATGACCACCCATGAAATTCTTTCCATCTAATTTGTCTTCTGAGTCAACACAATCATTAAAATATATAAGAGCTGTTACTGTACTTCTCATCGCAAGTTGATCATTTGGAGTCCAAACTCCATATATGTAATCAGTGCTAATATCTGAGTGTGGACCTAAATAAGCGCCTTTTTTGTAGGCAACGATGTGACCTTTTACCTTCCACCATATACATTTGAATGCTAGCGGATAAAATTCTAAATATTTAAATAAGTATTTATCTCTTGACTGTTCAAGTCCATTAAGAAAATTAACAACGTCTTCTCTAGGATCTTGGTGTGCCGCAGAACCTCTTCCTGGCATGATGTCAATTGATTCTTTACCAAAGAAGTATCCACTTCTATTTATATAGATTTCTTCTCCTGTTTCTGGGTCAATTCCAGGCTTATACATTGCATTTCTTTCTCTTGTGACTATCTCTTCACAAAAATCAAATGCCTTATCACCATCAAAGCTAACAGCATTCTCGAAAAGAACAACTCCGCCACCAAGATCTTTTCCTTCAATATCGTTGTTGATAACCAAATTATTCACCCATTAACTCCTTAACAGTATTAGAACTATTATACATTCTAGTTGTTGGTTTTAACAACTCATTTGCAGCCTTGCTATCTTCATCGTATTTACTTTTTATATATTCAACATAATCCTTTACTACATCTGGCATCCATACTTGACCCTGTAAACCAGGCGGAATATCACCGTGAGTTATATTTATTCCTCTATCTGGGTGTGGAGAACCCTGGGAAAAGTACCCTATGTATGCGTATCTGCTGCCTTCATTGCATGGGTTGATTGCGTGAGAACCTAAATAATTAGACGGAAACATTAGTAAGTCGCCTGATTTTGGTTTATATACAACATCTGCATATGGAAAAAAAATTTCCCCATTTAAGTATTCATACTTATTTATTTCATCTTTAGATTCTACTGAAGAATTTAAATATATAATTGATCCAACAACACTTCTTGTGGCTACCTGCCAATCAGGTTCAAATCCTGGCTGGTAATTGACATCATTATCGCTGTGGAGTCCCATAGCACTGCCTGGGCCATAAGCCAAAATATGGCCCTGCGTTCTCCACCACAGGCTTGGAAGCAACATAGGAAATAGTTCTACATACCTAAGTAAGTTGCTGTAGAATGTTTTTTCGCACTGAGCAAAGAAGTTTATTAAAAATGGATCACTATCCTTATTTAGGAAATCCATTATATGGCTAGAGCTATTGTATATAGACTCTAAAGTATACCTATGACCACTTCTGTTAATCGCATACAGTGGATTTTTATTTTCATCATAGATGATTTTATAATCATCTTTTATTGCTTTTTCCTTTAAAGATGCAATAAATGGTATTATTTTATCCTCATCAACATCAATAGCATTTTTGAAAAGTACTATCCCCATCCCAAGATGTTGTGGTTTAATCTCTTTCGTGCCCATAGCTAAACTCTTACTGGGTCTGTTCCGCATGGGCCTTCTGGTAAATCTTCTGAGCCAGAAGCAGTTGCCTCTTCTTTAACCTCTACCGCTTCGTGGGTAGTGTTATACTGTGCTACATTTCGCCCTTGGTAAACTGGGTTCCAGCCAATTTCAACATTGTATTTTTCTGGATTAGAATATATAGAGTATGGTGACTTGCAGTAACGTTCATAGTCATCATAGATATTGTTAAGCCATACTGCTGGGCACCATTCAAAGCTTCGGTCTGGTTCTGATATGACAATTCCAGCAGAGATATCATCTGCGCCTTGTCCAAAGAAGGACAAATAGCTATATCTTACTCCTTTGCCCATTCTTTCAACATCGTGGGCTGCAACAAAATTTGTTGGAAAAAATATAATATCTCCTTTTTTAGGGCTATAAGATATTCCTAAATGAACAAATCTTAAATGGCCTCCTGTGAAGTTTCTGCCATTTAACTCTTCTTCTGAGTCAACGCAGTCATTTAGATAAATAAGTGAACCACAAGTCTGTCTTGATGCAACCATGCCTCTTGGCATATATCGAACACCGTTAGTTACTTTATAATTTGTATCATTATCAGCATGGCACCCTAAGATGCCACCATTACCGTATCTAAGAACATGGCCTCTATTCTTCCACCAAATACTGCCCAACATTAATGGATAATGATCTATATATTTAAGTAGACATTTATAATTTTGTTCTTCTAGATAAAGAAAAAAATCTTTTACTTCTTGTGGAGTTTCATCAGTTACTGGATGCAGAAGCCTTACTGGAGTTGAGGGGATATCCTCTAACCTATATCTAAATCCATCTTCATTTATGCCATACTCATTTCCATCTTCTGCGGTAATATAAGCCCATCTATTTTCGTGTGCTTTCTCTGCTTTAGAATCAATATAATCTAAAATAACTTGCTGATTTATATTAAAAGCGTTTCTAAAAACAATTACACCTGGTCCTAGAACTTCTACTTGGAGTTCGCCAATCTCTTCGATTATACTATCATCAATATCTGGGGTAACTGGGAAGGCCACACTATTGATATATTTATCCACTGGGTTATTTTCCATGTTTACCCCAACATCTCGTCTATTGCTTCTCGTATTGTCCAGCCAGCACCCATAACTCTTGGTATTTCATCTAATGGCATGTCTTGCCAGTTAAATCTGGCAACCATAATACCATCTCTACTTACTAAAAATTTTTCATAACCATGAGAAATTCTAGCAATAGCTTGCCCGGCAAGGTTTTGGTTTTCTTTTGCTTTATTACTTTGATCTGCTGTAAAGTCAGAATAATTTCTTTTTTCATTGCCTTTAAGTGCGGCAAATAATGGGTGTTCATTTTTTCCATTGACATCAACTTTTTCAAAAAATGGAAAAGTAACAAATGGATAATGTTCTTTAACAAAAGTCTTTATTTCTTCATTTGTTCCTGGTTCCATTTGTGCAAATTGATTGTTCGGAAAAGCTAGAACAGAAAATCCTCTATCTTTAAATTCATCGTGGACTTTTTGTAGTTGCCACAGTTGTCTACATGTTCTAGCATATGACCAGACTTTTGAGCACTTGGGTGTATATCCACCAGCTTTCGTGGATACGTTTACTATAAGAGTTAACATCCCATCAAACTTTGATAAAAAGTTTTCTTCTCCATCTATGGAGTTAGCAGGTATTTTATATATTGACATTTTTTTCACCAGTAATATTAACTTCCATATATTCATCGATTTTTAAAACACCATGAAAGATGAATTCATTTATTTCAACTTCAGCGGCAATAGTCGCTTTTATTGGGGTGTCTACTGTCGCAGAAAGTTTAAGCTTGTTTCCATCTATTATGCCATTAGAGAATTCTACGGAACCATTTTCCCCAATTATTGTACCAGTCACAAATGGATCAGTTGAATCAAGGATTACATCTGCCTTAGATTCACCAAATGGTGTGATAACTTTTACAGACCATTTTCCAACCAAACTATCTCTTGTATTTAACATAATAAGATTATATCATAAATTATTCGTAATAAAACTTCCCTGTAGACAAAGCCGTAGGAATACTGTCCTTATGCCAAACATTGATCACCATAACGCGACGGACTCCAGTTAAAGGGGGTGTAGTGTTATGAATTATATGACCTGCGTCAAAAATAATTAACCTATTTGGTTTACAGGCTATTCTTTCCCTAAGTTCAATCGGCACTATAAGTGGTTCTATATTCTCCATCTCTAGCGCATTATGTGTTTCTTCAGAAACTGCGGTTGGATGCAATTCCAAAAATCCACCTACAACTTCATTAAAATCTGGATAATAAACACAGCCTGTTTTAGGCCCTCTGAATATCTTGGTATCTGCATAAAGAAACGTATCTTCGTCAACGTGAGTTCCTAAATATTGACCTGGCTTAAAGGTTCTTGTCCAGTATTCAAAACCACATAATTCTTCAATAGGGAATGGAAGATTGTTTTCCCAAATTGCTTGAATAACTTTTTTTCTTGCTGTATTTGCAGGAGATTTATGCCAACCATCCCAAAACATGTAGGGTGCATAGCAGTCGGCCTGCTCACTATGATAGCTATTTAATTCAGAAGCTATTCGATCTTCATTGCCCATTGAAATAGGAAAAAAATCTTTTGTGTTTTCTATTTCTTTTAGAAGATTTTTGTCTTTTATATAGTCATCAATGACTATCATATAAGATTAGTCCTTGATGATTACAGTATGCCCAGGCGCAGTTGGAATGTGATACACATTAAGACCTGATATTGATTTTACTATTTGGTGTAACTCATATGCTGGAGTATATTCGCTATCAGAAGCGTAAACTCTTAAGTCATCATTTGTATGCGATACGACCATAGTGGCACCAGGATTTAATGCCTCACAGAAATTTTCTATAAGAGATATATCATGGAAAATGTCAAACTCAGTTATAAAAATAAAATCAAATTTACCAAGGGTTCCACTTTCAACATCTTGCATTGATTTTGTTTGGTAATCCCAGGAAACGTTATCATCCGCCAAGCAGTGTTCTAAGTAATCTAATTGATAATTATTGATAAATGTAAGATCTGTTGTTGAATTCATTAATTTAGCGATAGTATAATTAAACGCTGGATTACTCATCAGTGTTTTTGTGGGCTTTGCTGCCAAGAATAACATTTCTACATATGATGAAGTGTATTCTGAAACAAAACTATCATTCCAGACGGAGTCTTCTGCTGAAAAAACTTCAAAAAACCAAGTAACAAGATCTCTACCAATTGCTTCTCTTCTTTTATCTATTGGAAGAGTAGTGAGATAGTCATTTACTTTTCTAGATACGTCAAGTGTGCCCTGAATTTCAAGCGCTTTGTATTTAACAAGTTTTTCTAATCTATCATAATAAAGTTTATCATTATTATTCACGGTTTAAAGCTCCTATTGCTAGTTGACGCCAATACCAAAATCTTCTAATGTTTAGAATTAGGAACATTCTTTGATGCTTCAAGAAAACATCTTCTGGTGTGCCTGCAAAAATACTGTTTTGAGTTTCATTAATATAAAATGCGGATGAATTTTCCCTATCAACTTTTGATAAGCTTCTTGCTGCGGACAGCAACTCGTCAATTGTTACTGAATCTAATGATTCCGGATCTAACCCAACCATAAACATAAAGTATGCTAGTTGCTTTTCTATATAGCTTATATTTTCTTGAGCATTGAACGCCATAAAAATCCTATTCCTATACTAAATCTTGGTCTTCTATGTGAAGACCGTTATCTGTCAGTAGCGCCACTGGTGAGGCAAGGCCTGCACATTGGACAATCGCACCATCGTTAAACATAAAAGTACCATCATCCTTAGAATACACTGCATAATTGTTTTTTTCTTCTACTTGGGTGACGAATTCTTTTTCGTTTATATTTGGATTTGACATATTTTATTAGCCTTTTAAGTTCTCAAGAACTGTAACTTGGTTAATTAACGATTCAAAAGCTAATTCTTGATTAGCGCCTACAATCTCAGCTGGTTTTTGCATAGATGAAGAAACATTATCTGGATCAATCCCCAAAAGAACAGCCAACATATATATTGATTTTTCTAAATATGAAATAGCTTTATTTTTTACAGAAAGCAATTCCGCTGAACTCACGTTTTGCATGTCTCTCCCTTACGAAAGTTGTTGTATTTTTGCTTTTAGAGTGGTTAATTTTGTTAAATTAGCGCTAATGTCTCTCTTGATCGCAAAGTCTCTATCTTCTTCTGCAGAAGAGGATGAGTCAAAGACAAAGGTGCTTGGATTAAATGTTTCAGGGTCTTCTCCAAGTTGATGAATCAGTCTATACAAGTCGTCTTCAACGTTGCGGAGTGCTGTTTCTGCGCTCTTCTTTTTTTCTGAATTTGAAATTAATGAAAAATCCATTCTTCCTCACTTTTTAGTTATAACGTTAGCTTAATAGTAATAAATATCTGTAAAATTTTATGTTTAAATTTTTGGATTTTCTAATTTTATTAAACCAGAATTTGCTGGGCCTATTCTTTCGCCCTTTTCATTTAAGCCAGTTTTTATGCCCTTCATCCATGTCCAGGGCTCTTCTCTATTTTTTCTCATTTTTTCTTCGCCGTATGCTTGTCTGGCCTCCATGAGATCTGGCTTATCCCAAAGATTGTCTACCTCAAACTTAACCGATTCTAAAACATTACTTTTAAAGATATTAAAAAACATAAATGGTGTTCCAGCAGAAAAAGTGACTGGCTCATTTATTTTAGTAATCATCCAATTCATTTGGAACTCATCTGGCCACCAACTTGAAGGAATTATAGCTGAAAGAGCAAAAGCTCCATCGATGTTATAGTTTGGTGGACCACTAATATATGTTTCATAACCATCTTCCGTACCAAAAGCCCAACCAACCGAAAATGAAACCATGCCTACTATTCCCCCATATGCTAACTGCCTATCTTTATAAAATTCTCCTTCTAGGATTTTTGGCACGGTGTTGCCGCCATCCCACTGCACAACTACATCTTGTGGAAGAATTAGCTCCCACCCGCTGACATTAGCGGTTGTGACTGGGAGACATTGATAGGCGTGTTTTTTATAGGTATTATCCATCCAGTCTCTTTTAAGACGTGATTGGACTATTTCTGGTGGATTTTGATGAGTTTTTGTTAAAGTAACTTTAGTCATACATTAAACAAGTTCTTCTAAAAGAACCTCAATAGCTGCTTTAATATTAATTAAAGACTGTTGCGAATTAGTTTTTCTATTTCCTGCGTCAAAAGCTAGATCAAGAAGATCTGAGTTACAAAATCTAAACATTTTTTTTCCATCTCTAGAGATAATAAACTTTTCAAAGTTTCCTTGGACTGGACCACCGTTTGCTGGGAACCCACCATATTGAAGAATATCATAAAGCTTATGTGGAGCTAATCCAGAATCTTCATCTTTTTTGATGGTAACCATTTCAGTATATGGCAAATCTGTTTTATAGTGATTCTGCATGTGTGCTCTCATATTTTCTGCTGTTGCACTTGTATCAGCAAATTCTCCATAGGCAAATTCGCAAAAGTCTGTGCTTGGTATTGCAAGTACTTCAAAACCCTGATCTTTATACTCATGATATAAAGATTCAATAATTGGGTATTGGGCTGAATTAGCACACTCTCCTGTTACATTTGTAATCATTGTAACCTTACCCTTATATCTTGATAAAATATCTTTTTCTCCATTAATAGAATTGATAGATACGTCATATAAAGACTGTTCAAATGTTTGAAGCGTTGGTAGTTCGTTTTTCTCTAACATGGGTGTCTCATCCTGGCATTGGGTAGGTTATAGGCTGGTTTGTGCCTTTTGTTATTCCAGCAGTTTGATTGACCACAGGACCATCAGCAGTATACCCAATGGCATATTTATGATTATTGTCATTGTAGTCAAACATTGTAACTGCTGAATATTTAGTCCCACTGGTCACTTTTAAGGAGGCATGTGCATAAATAAAAGTTGATGGAAAGAGAATAATATCTCCGGCTTGAGGTTTAAAATTGATATCTAAGTATGGAAACCACAATTCCCCACCCTCATAATCATCATTTAAATATATCACCGAAGACACAGTACAGCTGTATGAAAAGCCATGATCTGCATGAACAGCAAAGTGTTGACCAGGGTTATATCTTACAAAGTTAATAGCTTCCATGTAGTCCATTTTAAAATTGTAGAGAGATTCATAGTGAGTCAGACATTTTTTGAGATGTGTTTCAACATCTTCATAACACTTTCTGACTTCTTCAAATTCTGGGGTAAGATACTGCCAATGAGATGGACTCATTTTTAGGTCAACACAATCTCTGTAGTCTGGCATTTTTGTATTATATCCTACCATCGCTTCAGACCACTTAAAAAGATCATGCGTACTATTGCCGATAGTTGCCTCTAATCTTTCTGGAATGTTAAGCTCTCTTGGAATGGCGTTTCTATACAAATAGATCCCAAATTTTCTATTATCTTCTGGATTAGCGCAGGCTCCTACATGAAAAAATTCCATTTTTTGACTTCTTTCGATCAGTAAAATTGTTTAGTGATATACTATATCATATAAGTATAAGCTGAGGAGCAAAATATGGATTTTCAACCAGAAGAAAAATCTCTAGTAGAACCTGGTCATTTTGGTTCTTCAAAAGATAATATTCTTATAGTAAAAAATTTTGTTGAATTAGAAGATTTAAAAACAATACAAAAATTTTTACCAACCATTAATGAATGGATGGATGCTGGAAAAAATAAATATGCTGAAGACGGGACCTGCACATATGATGCGTCTTACTGGCAGAATCGTCAGTGTAGTGGAGAAATTTTATCTAGAATTAACTTAGATGTATACAATTTAGTTGATAAATACATTATAAAAATGAAATGGCTTTTAGAAGACAATTTTAAAGTCAAACTAACTGTAAGACCCCCTGTTATTATAAGGTGGTTTCCTGGTCTTGAACAGCAACCTCATGCTGACAAGCAGCTCAATGATGGATCACCAAATCCATTCCCAACATATGATTTAAATTCATTAATTTATTACAATGATAATTTTACTGGGGGAGAATTATACTATCCTCAGCATGCTCTTGAAGTTAAACCTGAGCCCGGACTTGCCGTAGCTCATCCAGGAGATATTAACTATCTTCATGGAGTAAAAAAAGTACTTTCAGGAGAAAGATATACTACTCCTTCTTTTTATACAATAACTAAATTATTGTAATTTTTCTTTACGGAATAAAGATTTTAAAAGTGTTATATCTGCCCATATTGGGCCAATTATAATTATAAGATAAATATATCCAGCTATACTTTTTTGCCAATTCAAAATATGATAAGTCATGTTCATCGTGAAGGTAACTGCATAATTATATTTGGCTATTATTTTTAATAAACTTACCTTATAGTAAAGTTTAAGAGCTAGGTAGGCGTTAACTGATGAGGCTGCAGCAGCCGTAAAGCAGTACGATGCGCCAAGTTGACCAATATTTGAATCTTGAAAATCAACACATAAAGCCATAATAGCCATAGCTATGGCGCCATAATGATGATACTTTGTAGACTTCTGAAGTAATTTATCAGATTTAACAAGAGCCATTATATCTGAAGCTAAATACATTAAACCTAATGTTCTGATGGGTATATTGCTCCAAACATCAAATCTAATCTGTGTAATTATTAAATAAATCCAACCAACTGCAATAACAAAACTTATACCACTTTGTATTAATTGCCCAGAACTATAACTTTCTTTTGGATTAATAGATCCATTTTTTCTAAATATTAGAAGAAATTTTTCATTATTTTGTAATAAATTTATTATTAAACAACAAACTAAAAAAGCGGATATAGGAATTAAGTTCCATATATCCGCTAAATTAGTTATCACTCTTTAACCTACTTTACAATTAATTTTTACTTAAATCCTGGTGGGAAAAAAGGTGGAAAGAAAGGTGGAAAGAAAGGTGGGAAGAATGGGGGAAAGAATGGGGGAAAGAATGGTGGGAACCATGGTGGGAAGTATGGTGGGAAGTATGGTGGGAAATATGGTGGAAAGTATGGTGGGAAAAACGGAGCGTGTCTTTCATATGAAATTGCTGTACCTAAAGGAGTAACAGTTGTATCTGTTAGTGCGGTTTTAACCTTATTGAGATCTGCTGCAACTGCTGTTGCAGTGTCAATTGGTGTCCCAACAGTAAAACCAGCGCTTGTTATCGTTGTATTAGCAGTTGAATCGGCTGTTCCGTGCTGCTACTGTTGGTTTTGCTGCTTTTCTTTTAGAACCTTTACCAGGTTCTGGTACCCTGTTTGTACTCATATTATGCCGCCAAGTCTCCTAAAGCTACCCATGTATCAGTAGCGCGTTTGATAAGTGTAGCAGATGACCACTGCGTACGCAACTTAAGACCTGGTGTGGCGTTAACTGTAACTCCAGCTTGAGCAGCAATTGTTGTTTGACCAGATCCAGTTTGAAGAACTGTAATTGTTGTTCCGACTGGGAAAGCAACGTTTGAATTGCTCGGTACAGTAAGGTTATTCGCTGATCCTACGTTCATTTCAACCATGTCGCCTCTATCACCTAAAACTAGAGTATAGCTTGCTGTCTGGGCGTTTGTGACCGTATCACTAAATATTCTTTGATATACTGTGCCATCGTTTGTAAACTCCCAACAATCGTCTGTTTCATTCCAGCGGAAAACAACATTTGTTGAGGTTCCACGCTCTACTTCAATTCCAGCGTTCTGGCTTGGTGTGCCAGCTTCATTGTTATTTAATATAATGATATTATCATCAATTGTAAGTGTTTCTGTATTAATACTTGTTGTAGTCCCAGAAACTGTCAAGTTACCAGAAACAGTTAAGTTTCCAGCAACTGTTGGGTTAGATGTGTTAACCCAAGCCGATCCGTTATAAAGAAGGACTTGATTTGTAACTGCTGAAGTTATTGTTACATCAGAAAGTTCTGATACGCCAATTGTTTCAGCAAGCCCTGTGCTAACCCAAGCTGAACCATTATATTTTAAAAACTGACCATTTGTTGCGCCTGTTACTGCAACGTCGCCAATATCATCAAGATTATTGATTGTTGGAATTGAAGCCCATTCAATGCCAGTAGCAGCAGATGAATTAGCTTTTAAGTAATATCCATCTGTTCCAACAGAAAGAACTGCTGGAGTATCATTCGCTGTAGCAGTAAAAATATCACCTTTAGCATTTGCTGTTGTCTTCAAAATAGCATCATCTGATATTTGAGCAACGACGAAAGCTGTTGTTGCAATTTGCGTATTGTTTGTACCAACTGCCGCTGTTGGTGCTGTTGGTGTGCCTGTTAAAGCTGCGTTTGCTGCTGTAGCATAGCCGACAAATGAAACGTTTGCGGTTGCGGTTCCAGACACTCTGCCATATGAATCAACAGTTAATCCAGTAACAAATGTTGTTGTATTTGAACCTGTTGTATTACTCTGCGCTACCTCTGCAAGATCGATGTTATCAGCATTGATAACTATTCTTGAAGAGCTTGCTGTAACAACATCAAGGCTGTTGCCAGTTTTTGTTAAACCATTGCCAGCTGACAATGTGGCAGTGCCTGTAAACTGAGTATATGTTAAATCATCAGTCCCAAGCACAAATGCGCCAGACCCACCAGAGCCAGTTGATGTAAGTATGAAACCTTGTCCAGAATTTGCTGAACCAGAAAGAACTAGAAGTGCGTCACCGGTCTTTAATTGACCAGCAGTGCTATTGTCTGCATCTGTTCTACGTGTAAGAATAAATGCGGTTGTTGATGTAGCTCCCTGCTCAGTTACAGTATAAATACCGTTATGCGCTGCATTGGATTGGTTTTTTACTAAAACTGATTGACCAGTTGTGACCTGAGATCCATCGACAGTTAATCTACCATTACTATCACCAGTAAGTGTTGCTCCTGCGCCACTTGAACCATTCGCGTAAGTGCATGTTGGAAGAGCTGCAGCTGTTGCATAATTAGCAACTTCATGCCAGTTGATTCCAGCTGTTAGTGAATCTACGTATCCCCTTGTTGCAAGAGCAGTTGATCCTGTTCCTGCATTTGATGCAACAACAGAAGTAACGTTCATTACTCCGTTTGCTGCTATATTAGCAACGACTGAACCACTAGAGTTTTTAAACTCTACGAGAGGGGCTGTTGCGCCTGATGCTGCCTTGAATACTGCTGATTCATCATACACCGTAATTTCAGGTGCGGTTTCTGTTCTTAAACGTGCCATATCGCTCCTAGCTTAGGATTATAAAAAGCTATTGATATAGTAATAGAAATATTCTAAAATTATTGTGTTATTCTCTTTAAAAATTCTAACATTTTTCCGACATATTTTATGCGGCCAAAGTGAGTTAAATTAATGGTTGGATCAACCCAAACTTTGCCACCCATTTTTTGCCAATATCTACAAAAGCCATAATCTTCTGACAAGAATCTACCAGTTTCATCAACATAAGAATTAAATAAGGCATACGCATTTTCTGCCTCGTTGCCCGACAGAGCTCCAGTATCATCTTTATATTTTAATTTCTTATACTTTTTAAACATTTTTTCAAAAACTTCACGCTTAATTACCATAAAGCCAGTTCCTGCTTCAAAGCATTCAATTGCACCGTTGTCTACATTAAGCTTGTTATTCCCTGGTTCAGTTAAGTGAACAACATATCTTGAAGCGTATTCCATAAGATCTTTTGATTCAAGCCCATTATTAACACCCTCTTTTACTCTATCCCAATTAATTTCTTTAATTGGATAAGAAGCGGTCATGACATCTTTATCATGCCAAAGGAGTTTTAAAATTGCCTCTTTGTCAAACTGAAGATCAACATCAATAAAAACCATATGGGTAAAGACTTCTGCGCCCATAAACTTGGCAACAAGATTGTTTCTTGCGCGATTAATTAACGAATCTGATATCGTGCAAACAGAATATTTTAAGCCAATTTCTTTATAATATAAAAGAGCTTGTAAAAAGCTCATCATAAAAGGCTCTGTTACATGAGAATCATAACATGGGAGTGCAAAGAAAACATTCCATTCTTGAATTTTTTCTTTAGGAATTGTGATATTTATTTGTTGTTCTTCTATGGACATAAATAAATTATATCACAAAAACTACCAAGTGCTCAAACCAGCTCTTTTCCAAGTATTTGTAGAAACGCAAATATAAATATAATTTTCGTCATAAGCTATATCACCAGTATTGCCGGAAGCTGATGAGCTTGAAGGAATCTGTGCAGCAATTTCACTTAGTGCAGGAACATATCTACTGCCACCAACACTAGTGAATACTGTTATTTTTCTTGAATTGCTTGACGGAGGTTCTTCAAAGTATACAGTAGCAGTATTGGCTGTGGTAGCTTCCCATCTAGTTATAATTAAATCAAATTGACCAGTCAATGATCTAGTAATCAAACCAACGTCTCTAGTATTTAAATTATGTGTTATTGTAAAACTTGTTGAAGAACCATCCCCAACAATAGCCGAATATGATGCACTTGTTGCAGGCAAGTATACGGAAGCAACTAGTGAATTAGAGCTTGGAGGAGCAGAAAAATCTAAAGTAACTCTTTGTGCTGTAGGCGAATATGCTAATGCTTGGACAACTTCATATGGAGAATCAGCTGATCTTACAACAACAGAAACATCTCTGGAACCAAGATTATGATCTAGGTTTATACTAGAATCTGATCCATTGCCAATGGTTGCAACATAATAATCAAGTGTGCCAGCAGAAGTTATAAATACCCTTCTTGAAGAAGAAGAAACGACTGCAGAAAAATCTAAAACTACTGCATTTTCAGTAGTTGCTTCCCATCTAACATTTACAAAATCATATGGACTATTCGCATCTCTTACGGTAACTACAATGTCTTTAGTATTTAAATTATGAGTAACAGTATAAGTTGAATTAGTCCCATCACCTATAGTTTCAGTATATGATGCTGTCTCAACAGCACCTTCATCGGATGCTGGAGCAAACTTAGTCCCATCAAACTTTAATATTTGGCCTGATACAGCACCGGAGGGGTCAATCTGTACGCCATTGATCGTTGCAGTGTCGCCAACAACTAAGCCATTTTTAACTACAAAATCTTTGTCTGCCACTAAAGTTCACTGTCCCTCTAGTTTTAAACTTATTATTAAGTTTTAAACTTACTAAATATATTACACTGCTATCAATGTTCTTGCAACTTTTACAGTGGCATTTGTTGAAGCTGCGTCTGTAATTGTCACTCTTAACAAAACGTTTCCAGCTGATATTGATGTTGAAACTGCCAACGGTATTCTGGAAGCACCAAGTTCAATTACAGCATATTCTGACATGTAGGAGTCTGTTCCATCGTGCGCAAGGAGGACCTCTGAGCTTGTATACTTAGAGCCTTGAGTAACCTGAATCAAGTACTTGGCTGTTCTGTAAGCTGTTTTACTAAAGCTATCAACTGTTGTTATTGTATTAACAGTCACTGCCTGAGTTGATGTATTAAGTTCTCCAGTTGAATCAATAGTGAACGCACCAGCAGCTACTGTACTGAATTCTACTGCTGCATTTGTAGCTACGCTCTGACCAATTGAGAAGGTTGGATTTGAACCCTCACCACCGGCATTAGCAATTGTTACGCCAGTTCCAGCTGTAACATTAGCCAAATAATCTCCAACAGTGTCTGTTCCAAGATTAATTGCATCATTAACCCAGGCTGATCCATTATACTTAAGGAAATCACCAGAAGCTGCAGATGCTATTGTTACATCGCCAATATCATCAATTGCATTGATTGTTGGGATTGAAGCCCACTCAACTCCGTAAGTTGCTGAAGAATTAGCCTTCAAGAATGAACCATTTGTTCCAACTGAAAGTATCGCTGGCGTATTGTCAGAACTTCCTACGATTAAATCACCCTTAGCATTTATCTCGGACTTAAGTATTGCTGTTGTAGTATCACCAAGTTCTGTGTAGTTAGTTCCATCATTGGTGAATTCCCATTTATCTGAAGTTTCGTTCCAACGAATTTCAACATTTGTTGAAGTACCGCGTTCAACTTGAATACCAGCATTAGTGCTGGGTGATGCGGTCACGCCAGAATTAAGGACTATAATATTATCCTCAACAGTTAAAGTCTCAGTGTTCAGGGTTGTTGTATTGCCTTGAACAGTAAGGTTGCCAGTAACAGTAAGGTCCTGCCCAATTGTTACATTTGAAGGAAGGCCAATCGTAATTGAACCAGCAGAAGCTGAAACTTCAACTTCGTTTGCTGTGCCAGCCAACGATGTTACAGCATTGGAAGAAAGATCACTAATCTGCGAAGCATTAATTGAGATAGTTGTATTTGATGCTGCAGTTAGCCTACCTTGAGCGTCAACTGTGAATGATGCAATTGAGTTTGCTGAACCATAGTTTCCAGCAGTTACTGCGGTGTTAGCCAAATCTATTGTAACTGCACCAGATGAACCGCCACCACTAAGGCCAGTTCCAGCTGTTACAGACTCAATGTCTCCAGCGTCATTTGTAAAGCTTATAACACCAGTGCTCGAGTTGTACGCAAGATCTCCTGATACACTGATAGCAGCTCTTGCATTTGATGTGAAGTCAGAAACTTGACTTGCAAGAATGTTAACGGCATTAGAACTGGCTGCTGTTAATCTACCTTGTGCGTCAACTGTGAAACTTGGTATTGTATTTGCATTGCCATATGAAGCAGCAGTCACAGTTGTGTTATCAAGATTAATGGTTATTGTATCTGTATTACTTGCAACTGAACTCAATCCAGTGCCACCAGCAATTGTTAATACATCTAAGCCTGAGGTAATTGACTGGATATTTCCACTATCACCACCAACACCAAATGATGTTGAAATATTTGCAATTGTGTTGTTTACATTTGAAATTGCATTATCTGTGTATGTTGTAGCATTTGAATAGGAGTTGCTAACATCTGTATTGCTAGCAATATTTACATAGGTAGTTCCATCATTACTGAATTGCCATTTATCTGAAGTTTCATTCCAACGAATTTCAACATTATTAGAGGTTCCTCTTTCAACTTCAATTCCGGCGTCTGCAGATGGTGATGCGGTAACGCTAGAGTTGAGAAGAATCTTATTATCCTCAACTGCTAAAGTTTCGGTGTTAAGAGTTGTAGTATTGCCTTGAACAGTAAGGTTTCCAGTCACAGTAAGGTCTTGACCAATTGTTACATTTGAAGGCAGCCCAACTGTAACTGATCCATTAGATGCAGATACTTCAACCTCATTAGCTGTACCAGTAAGCGAAGTTACTCCAGAACTAACAAAACTTATAACACCAGTTGAAGAGTTATACGCAAGTTCTGAACCAGAAACACTAATTGTTGCTCTTGCATTTGCAGTAAAGTCGGAAACCTGGTTTGCAGTAATTCCTATGGTATTGCTTGTAGCTTGTGTCAATCTACCCTGTGCATCTACCGTAAAAGTTGCAACAGAGCTCATTGAGCCGTAAGACCCTGCGGATACAGATGTATTATCAAGATTGATTGTTACCGTATCTGTGTTTGAGGTTACTGATGAAAGACCAGTTCCACCCAAGATACTAAGTGTATCTGAACCAGAAGTAATTGTCTTGCTAGTTCCACTATCTCCCGCCACTTCAAATGATGTAGCAACATTAGCAACCAAGTTGGCAGCATAATTTTGTGCTGCTGTTTGAGCACTTGATGCTGCACCATATGCATCATAGGTATTTGCTGTTACAGCAATTGTTGGAGTAGATCCTTCACCACCAGCATTGGTGATTGTAATGCCAGTGCCTGCTGAAAGATTTGATACATAGTCGCCAACTGTATCTGTTGAAAGGTTTACTGGATCATTAATCCAAGCAGAACCGTTATAACGAAGGAAATCGCCATTTGCAGCGTTAGAAATAGTCACATCGCCAAGATCATCAATTGATCCTATTGTAATCGTTGATCCAGCTACTGCTGCATACACACCGACTCTAACTGAATTAGATGATGGAGCAGAAGAAAAATCTAATTTTACTGTTCCAGTTGTTGTTGCTTCCCAACGGACATCAATAACTTCATATGGGCTAGCAGCATTGCGCGCAACAACTACAACATCCCTAGTTCCAAGAGAGTGTGTAATTGTATAATTTGTTGCAGAGCCATCACCAATTGTTGTTGTATATACAGTTCCAGCTAAGCCTGCGGTATCAGCTGCTGGAACAAATTTTGTTCCATCAAATTTGAGCACTTGATCCGATGTTGCTCCAGCTGGATCTATTGCGACACCATTAACGGTCAGGGTATTGGCATTTAAATTACCTGTGTTTACAGTAGCTGGCAAAGCCAGTGTATAAACACCCGATGTTGCGTTAGCAGTTACGCTAATTTGATTAGCGGTGCCGACAACATTTGAAATTAAATTAATTCCGGATTACTGCATTTGCAGTGCTGTTTTTATAAAAAAGTTTTCCATCAGCTACGTTTATAGCAAGTTCACCTAATTGCAGAGAGCTTGGGGCGTTGTTTGCTTCATCTGATCTCTTGAGGAGAAGTGTATTATTGACCGCAAAAATTGAACCGCTAAAAGACATTGTAGCTCCTTATTTAAGAATTAAGCTGTTATAATCATTTTTATAGTAATATAAAAATTGATTTTTGTAATCACATTCTGCTTTTTAATTTTTAATTGACTATAAACCCAATTGTATCTTAAAACCGCTTATTTTTTCAAATTCTAATGAACATATTTCAAGATAATCAGTTAAGGTCATGCTATTGAAGAGGATATTGCGGGATTGAGATAAGCCCAAAAGCTCATTTGCTACTTCATCCCAGTCAAAGGCATTTACGTCTAGTTCTGCAAAATCTATGCGAGAAATTCTTCTTGGGTGTTCTAAAATCATTGTTTCATATTCTTTACTTTTTAAAGAATTTTTACCGTCTTCTGATTCAATGTATGGGTGTGGAAGCAAGTGTTTTGCGGTCTCTGTTAATTGTGTGACTACATTAAAACCACTTGAGATCAATCTCATGGACATCAAAGCTTCTTCTCCTGCACTTAGGTTTGGCATTTCCTTATATAGCTTGTACATATCTCCAGTTGAGAAAATAAAATGTCCAGATACACAGTTGTGCGGATTGTCTGTTAAATTATTAAAATTACATTTATTTTTTTTTATTTTAAATATAAAACCTATTTTATTTCCAATTGAATTAATTTCATTTAAATTTGGTTTAGTATAACTTTCTATTAATTGATTTTTCCAGCTATATTCTTTTTTTGGATCATTAGAATATCCATGACAATAAGAACTTATTGCAAGTTTAGATTTATATAGAGAAGTTAAATGATTATAATCATCTATTAAAATAGAATCCCAATTTTTTCTAAATAACATATGGGAGTCTGTTTGAAAATAAAAATCTTCACCATCATAAAAAGAATTGGCCAAATAACGGGCTTTTTGCATTCCTAGGTTGATGGGAGCTTTGCTAACTAAACTTTTTACCTGTCCGTTTTTATGTTTATTCTGCAGGGTTTTTTCTATTTGATATGGTAAATTTTCATAATAATTAAAATGTATACCTACATTTAGTATATTATTACCTGAACAATTGGAAAAAACACTATTAAGTGTTCTTTCTAATTCAAGATCATGATATGCGGGAATTTGTACAAAAATGGAAGCCACAAAATATTACCACTTTTTAAGTGGACACTCTGCGTTTTTTAATTTAACCTTTAGTGGCATTACGCATCCACACTCTTTGCACTGTTTGGTAACAGGAATTAGTCTTGGGCATTCAAGGCAAACTGCATATCTTTTTGATGCGTCTTCTTCTGTTGTAGTTTCTGCAGAAGGATTGAAAACATCCCACGGGCGTGTAGATCCTAATTTTTTCTTATATTCTTGCCAAGCGTTTGTCATAAAACTATGGTTGGATAAATTCCGCTCCGTCATATGTCCAACCCTCTCTTACTAAGAGTTTATCATTTGTAGATAGCTTTACTACTTTAGGATCTGATGATAGTGCAGCTATCATTTGCTCAACCTGACTATGAACTGGTATCTTTAATGCCACCTCTCCATCAACAACAAAAACAAAAAATTCATACTCATCTGGTGATTCAAATGGATTTGGTGGTGGTGCTGGTGTGTTGCTCATAATACTCCTATTATAATTAAATTATGGACAGGCTGGTCCAGTACAGTATAGCAGCACCGGTGGACAGTTGCAACCAGTGCAGCCCGCTGGTGCACAAGTATAGAATTGATACCAACCAAAGCAGCCGCCACTTCCTCCTGCAGCTGCAGCACACTCTGCAGCTGCAGCAGCGCCAGTGCTACTTGCCACACAGCTTGAACAATAGACAGTAAAGTCTGGTGGGAAATAAGGAGGAAAATAAGGAGGGAAGTAAGGTGGGAAATACGGAGGAAAATATGGAGGAAAAAATGGTGCGTGTTGTGTGTACGGTATGCTTGTTCCAAGGGGAGCAACACTTGTGTCTGTTAAGGCTGTTTTAACTGTATTTAATTGTGCTGAATCTGTTGTAGATTCACTAGTTACTGTTCCAACGACAAATCCTGCACTTGTTATTGTTGTATTAGCAGTACTGGAAGCCGTTCCGTGCAGCTATTGTAGGCTTAGCTTTTTTAGCTGAACCAGATGAAGTTCCGTCTTTGAATTGTCATTTTATGCCGCCAAATCACCAGTTATTAACCACTCGTTAGTCCCTATCTTTGTTAGTGTTGCGGTTGAATATTGTGCTCTTAAATTTAGTCCTGGAGTTGAACGCAAACTAACCCCAGCCTGAGATGCAAAGGTCACTGTTCCTGTTCCATATCTTGTAACGTCAATTCTATCTCCAGTTGTAAAAGCTACGTTAGCTTCGGTAGGCACTGTCAAAGTTGTTCCAGTGCTAGAATCTACTTTAATTAACTTAGCTAGATCTGACAATTGTAGCACATATGGACTCGTGTTTACAGTTGCTATTTGAGATCTAAAACCAGCTCTTGGAACACCTTCTTGTAGGATTGTTGCGGTTACGGAGTTTGCTGCTACTGTAGCTGCTTCTCCAGTATAATTTGTTGCAGAAAGCACTTGTGTACCAGCAATTTTAATTACTTTTCCGCTAGCAAGGTTCAAACTTTCAGAAGATGACCATGCAGAAGTTGTATTTGACCAAGTGAAAGATTTGTTTGCTGATCCATCTGGAACAACTATTCCAGCTCCATCTGCAGTTGTATTACTTGGGCTAACAGCAGTGCCTAATTCAATTGTTTTATCTTCAACAGTAATAGTTTCTGTATTTATTGTTACAGTGTTACCATTTACTACAAGATTTCCAGTAACTGTTAAATTGCCACCAACTGTAGGGTCTATTGTACTTACCCAAGCAGAACCATTGTAAACTAAAATACTTCCAGTTGCTGCACCTGTTGCACTAACGTCACCAACATCATCAAGATTATTAATTGTTGGTATAGAATCTGGAATCCAAGCTGTACCATTCCACTTCAAGAACTGCCCAGTGCTTGGAGCATTACTTGCAACGTCTCCAAGATCTGCAAGAACAGCTGAATTTAATACTGATGAGTGATCGTGTGCGTCGTGTCTTGTAGAATTAAAATACTGTGTATGGTCATCATCTCCAAGCCCAGTCATTGAACCATGGTCAGATATTGGAGTTGAAGGTATGGCACCTGTAGTTGATAATACTCTTCTTAAATCCCAAACTGATGTTATAGCAGCCTGGGGATCGTTGGTATAAGTGTTTGATGTGTAATAAATAATTTTATGCAAAGGTCTAAACTCATAGATTGGAAAACCTGTTAAGTCAAGATCTTCCCATACAGCGTCTTCTGCTAAATTTGTAGCAGTGTAATTTTCTTGACCAAGAATTGCTATGATTGGTTCATTTAAATTATTTGTTGCAACTATCCAAGAAATACCCCATCTATTATTTGATATTTCTGGTGTAGACCAAGTTCCTGCAGTGTTAAGGTTATACATAGCTCTTCCACCGTTGTGCTTAAGTGGATAATCTGTTGCTGCGTCTTTTACCCAAGCAGAACCTGATCTGTAAAACATTGGTATTTGAGCTACTGGACTAAGTGTTTGTTGCCAAGTATTTGATGCTGGAGTAGCAGAATCTATAATTTCTACTTCTAAATCTTCATCAAAAAATGTTCCACCAGCTAATGAAACTTGAGCATGGGTATTACTTGTGCCATCTCCTCCAGTTGTGGCCGCAATACCAAAACCATTAGCAATAGCAGCTCCACGTGTTCTGTGAAGATATTCATGCGTAGCCCAATCAAGGACTATTCCATGACGCTCATCTGCAAAGAAGTGGTGGGTGTTTCCACCGCTGTTCCAATAAACATAAGCTACTGGTGCTTCGTTTTCAAAATCAAAAAATGTATTAAACTTACTTGTTAAAGCACCTGTGTTACTGAAGTAAATATAGTGCAAACCAGATTGGTCAGTTATCGTTACTGATGATGATGTTGTCTTAACATATCTCTTACCTTTGCACCAAACTGTGTAAGATCCAGATACTGGTGCAATTGTAAATACTCTTCCAGAAAGACTAATCGTAGAATCAGCTTTATTTTCAATTCCGGTTGGCTCACTAGTTGGAAGAGTTGAATTTACCCAAGCAGAACCGTTATACATTAGCATTTCACCATTTGCTGGTGAGGTTACAGTTACATCTGCTATGTCTGAAATATTTTGGATTTCATTTATAGTTGATCCAACCCAAGCTGAACCATTATATTTTAAGAATTGATTAGCTATAGCTGAGTTAGTTCCCTGAACATCAGCCATATCATTGAGATAAAGTGCATGAGCTACCCAGTAGCCACCATCTCTGTATAAAACATCTCCTGCCGAAGCACTACCCGTTATTACGTCTGGTAGTTGGTCAAGAGACGATATAACTATAGAGGCGGTAGAGACGTCACCAAAAACTAATACTTTTGCATCTCCCGCCGCAGGAGGTGTTTCAAAATAAACTTTTACCTGAGTATTACTAGAAACTTCCCATAAAGCATTGACGACTTCAAAGTTATTGCTTGTATTTTTTTTCATTACAACTACAAATGGTTCATCTGTTGTAAGGCCGTGTGTTACTGTAAATTCAACATCTGTTCCATTTCCAACTACTTCTGTATATTGAACACCAGTTGGAATTGTTAAATCTAATGCAGATTTGGCTACCCATGTATTTGTATTGCCATCAAATGCTAATAATTGTCCATTACCAACTAGGGATACATCAACATCATTTAAATTATCTAAAGAAAGATTGGCAGTAATTGTTGGCGTTGAACCTTCCCCAGAATTATTAGATATTGTAATTCCTGTTCCAGCAACTAAAGATTGAACATAGTTTCCTGTAGTGTCTGTCGATAGATCAACTAAGTCATTGATCCATGCAGTTCCATTAAATTTAAGGTAGCTATTAGCTATAGATGTATTTATTGTAACATCTGCTAAATCATCAACTTCAAATAAAGACAATTGGTTATTGGTGTAGGTTGTTGCGTTACTGTATGCTGTAGCAGCTTTTGTCGATGCGTCTGTTGCTGCATTTGATTCTGCTGCTGCTGCGGCTCCATAAGCGTCATAAGTGTTTGGGGTAACGCCTATTGTCGGTTGAGATTGTTCACCAGTGCCATTAGTTATTGTTATGCCAGTTCCGGATGTTAAATTTGCGACATAATCACCTGCTGTATCTGTCCCAAGTTGAACAGAGTTAGCAATCACATTTGCTGTTAGAGTTACGTTTGACCCACCGTCAATAATAACATTTCCTTCAAGATCTCCAGCTAAAGTTATTTTTCTTGGAGTTGTCCAACCAGCAGCTGTTCCACTAATGTTAATGGCTACTGTAGATGGAAGACTTATGACAATATTACCGCTTGCAGCACTGACGTCAACTTCGTTAATAGTTCCAACTATTGTATTAACAATACTTGGTTTATTAAGAATATTATCCCAGTCTATTTTTGCAGCTAGTTCGCCAATCGTTCCAGAAAATACTTCAGAGGTATTTGTTGCATCTGGTATGAATGTAAATTTTCCTGATGAATCATCAAATCCAAAAAAACCTATTTTTGCAGATGTTCCATTATGCCAACGGAATTCAATACCACGATCTTTATTGTCATCAAGAGTTGGTGCGGTTTTTCCACCCAACGTTATTATTGGATCTTTTATAGTTGTTACTGTAGATTCAATAGTTGTTGTATTGCCAAGAACTGTAAAATTATCATCAGTTGTGATTAAATTAGATTCTTGTAATAAATTCAATGATGAATTAACTAGATTGCCATCACTATCAAGATAGTAAAATATTCTATTAACTGGGTCTAGTGCTATTTGGCCATCGGTAATGCTAGGTAATGCCACTGTAAAACCTTTCTTTTACTTAGAAGGTTCCACCATCTATTGTTACACCATCAAAAGTGGTTAAGTTAGTGATAGATCCTCCGCTTATACTCACGCTATTTGCATTTTGTGTGGCTATTGTTCCAAGACCAAGGGTAGTTCTTCCAGCAGCCGCATCTACATCATCTATCAATGATCTACCAAAAGCTGTAAGTGTGGTAAGTGATGCTGTGTTTGCTCCTGTAAAGTATGGGAGTTTATCAGCAGCTGATGTAAGGCCAGCTAATGCTGCAAGTTCTGGGTCATATCCTTGAACGTCAACGCCTATTTCAAGACCTAGGTTAACTCTAGCGTTAGATGCTGTTGTTGCGCCTGTCCCACCATAGGCTATTGCAATAGTTCCTGCATTCCAAGTGCCAGTTGTAACTGTCCCCAAAGATGTAAGAGATGAGTTAACAACTGATGAACCTAATGTTGTATTTGATAATACAACTGCTCCATTGACCATATAAGCTTTTCCAGATGCAAGGTCCATATATTCTGATGATGTCCATGCATCGCTTGCATTAACCCAGTTGAATGTTTTGTCAGTTGTACCCTTGACAGTTAAGCCAGCCCCATCGGCTGTTGTGTCCGATGGGGAAGCAGTACTGGCTAACTCAATGTTTTTATCGTCAACAGTAACTGTTGTTGAATTAATTGCAGTGAGTGTTCCGTTAACAGTAAGGTTTCCGCCTACTGTTAAATTATTTGAAACTGTTACATCGCTTGCAAG